TCCTGTAGCTCCTGTTTTTCCCTGAACTCCCTGCGGTCCTTGAGGTCCTGTTGGTCCTGTTGCACCTTTATCGCCCTTGTCACCTTTAGCACCGGTACTACCAGTGATACATACACCATTCACTGATGGCTGGTATTCTGTAGTGCCATTGTTCTTCACTACATACGTACGTTTCCAGATATATTTACCGTTTTCCCACGTAGGCTGTGAATTACTCCATGATCCGCCAGACAAAGAAGTTGGAGATGTGGATTTATAGAACTGTTCCGTGGTACTCTTAACTGTGTTTTGGGCTGTTGATACGGCACTTGATGCATTCTCATTCGCTTTGTCTGCAGCACTTTTTGCACTCGATGCAGTCTGGCTCGCATTATCTGCAGCACTCTTAGCAGCGTTGGCTGTTTCAAGAGTAACACTCCAGCTGCTAGAATCCTGTTCTACTTTGGACATTCTTTTTCCGAGATTGTCAGTAGTTTCTACAGTGCTTGCAATTTTATCAGACAGAACCTTAATAGAAGCATCTGTTTCCGTTTTGGAATTATTGATAGCTTCAGTTACTTCTGTTTTCTTTGCTCTGAGAGCAATTTCATCTTTATTTTTAGAGATGGAAGTTTCTGCTTCTGCGACGCGTTTGGATATAGCAGTAATATTTGTATTCGCTGTATCCGCCTCACTCTTCGCCTGATCAGCAGTGGATTTGGCATTAGCTGCTGTCTGATTAGCTGCACTTGCTGTACTAGCAGCATCACTGGCAGTCTTACTTGCTCCTTCTGCTGTTGACTTGGCGGCATTTGCAGTACTATTGGCTGTCGAAGCTGCCGACGAAGCACTGGATGCAACACTAGCGGCATTATCAGCCGTCTTCTTAACATCTTCGATTGCATCCGCTACATTTGACGAACCAATAAACAAATCTTCTACAGCAATTGCAAGTTTATACTTACCTTCACTAATTTTGTAGAATTTCACATACTGGTTAGCATCACCAAACACAAACTGACCATCGTTATCCATATAAATACCACGAGTTGTATTTCCGACAGTTTCCTTAACTCCGGAATAAATAGAATTCTGACTTATTTTGAATCCACCAATCGTAGCACCAAACGCAACAAGATCCTCGACATCAATTTTGGTAGCTGTGATAGATTTTGCTCTGATAACCTGTCCATTTAAGCTGTTATAGTCGGTCTGCTCTTTCTCAGTGACCATACCGTCCGTATTCAACTTGTAATACAGACCGTCAGAACCTTTGATTACCAGCTTATCTGCAACAACAGTATTACCTTTAAGTAAGTCACCGGAGATAGTAACACCAACCAGTTCGCCGGTGATTGTTGCATCTCCGATCTTAACATCCTTTACTAAACCAGACTGAGCATAGAAATACTCCATTGCAGTCTTTCCAATATTACTGAAATCAATATTGGCATATTTTAAATCAGCATCTTTTGCTGAGAGTTTTCCTGTTTTAAGATCTTCAATACTTGCTTCATTGGCTTTAAATTTTTCAGCTGTAGCATCTTTAAAGTTAGCAAATGTGGAATCCAGACTACCGATTGCTGCGGAATTCGCTTTTAATTTCTCGGTTGTTGTCTCTTTAAAGTTTGCTACGTCGCCATCAATTTTCTTAATATTGGCGTCCTGTGCTGTTAACTTTTCAGTGGTCGTCTCTTTGAAATTTGCTACATCACCATCAATTTCTCCAACTTTCGCTGTAATGGCCTCAAGTTCTGCAGTGCTGACCTTATCACCAACAATAACTTTTAAATCTTCAACTTCGTTACCTCTTGCTGCCGGTGATGATAAGTTACCAGTGATCATTGCTTTATGATTCTCAATGGTCAGTGTAACTCTCTCACCATTCTCAACATTTATTACGGTAGAGACGGGAGTCAAGCTTTCACTTCCGTCAATCTTAACAAAAACGGTACCGCCCTCTCTATGAACGGTACCGGTTAAAATGGTAGGAGTTTTCGTCTCCTCTTTTTTATTTACAGCAGCAACGAAGTCTTTTATAACTTTCTTATCAAGACTCATTATAAATCACCCCATAACTGTTTTGTGAACACACCAGTCTCTTCAACCTGACATGCAGCATCACATGGTATAGACTGACTTGTTATTCTTACTTTCACGTTTTCCAATCCAGCTCTTTCGTAATTCAATCGAATGCAATCACCGACTCGAACTGGATAATAAGCATGTTTAAATGTAACTTTGTATTCCAAAGTCGATTTAGCCTTCAATAGATTCTTTGCATAAGTATCTAAGATAGATTGAGACACCGTTCCAGTGATGTTTGGATTGGTGTCTCTATATAAAATCTCTCTCCCTCTATTTACAGTTGAAGTTATGCTTGTCGGATCGTTATTCTCTATTCGAGACTTGAAGAATTGATTATCGCCCGAATAAATAACCTCTACCACATTTGGAACCCCATACAAATCGTATTCCGTGCTGATACTAGGCTGAAGAATTGAATGTTCATCATCTCCAAAAGTAACGACCGGCTGCATTGCTTCCAGCTCTCGTTTCGGAGAAAACGTAACAGTTCCCATCTCATCAGTAGAAAAACTGAAATCAGCCTTAGCTATCAAATCCGAATTGAACGTCAACCATGTATCGTCCGTATTTGATACAAAATTCTCAACAAGGGTCTTATTGCTCTCCGTCACAATTAACGGCGCCCTCATATGTTCCTGAATGTTCTTACAAGCGTTCTCCATAATATTAGCATTCTTCATGATAGTGAAGCCGTATGGAGGTAATGTCTCTTTCAACTCTACCAACGGCATATAAGCATCTATAGACATGCTTGCAATCTTACCGTCGAAGTCATTTCCAGGAGTTTGAGCGAGTACTGTCGCTAAAGGGAACTTCTCAGTAACTCCATTTTGAATTACTACCATGTATATACGGATATAGCACTCATTAAGCGATTCAGTGACTTCCAAAGTGGCATGCCCGGTCGTAGCTTCACTGCTATCTCGTTCGATTGTACTCGACTTAACGCATGTTATTCTGGATTTGTCACACCAAGAAAGAGGATCTACGAGATAATACTCATAGGTCCTTTGCATAGATTTAGTCCAATCTGGCATTAAGCATCCCCCTCTACTCTAGTAAGTGTCAGCGTAACCGGAATGACTAATGTGTTATGTGTTTGTTCGAATGATACAGCTACGTTCGCCCAGTATCCACTTCCGGAAGGTTCTCGAACATAGCAATCGCCCATATAAATGCTCAATCTTCTAAGCATACTCAATGTATCCATATCGGTCTTCGGAACATCTGTCTTCCATGTCGATACAACACCAAGTTGAGTACCATAGTAACTGACTGGATGCTGTCTGCCAACATATTTGATGCATTCAACATCTTTGTCATTACTATCAGATATGTCGATATTATAAGGAAGCTTTAAGATATTGCCGAGATAAGTAGGATCGTTGTCCATGTCACTTGCACCGGCATATGATTCGTCTGGGTACTCGGTGTCGGTCCACTGCTCACCCCATTGAATGATAATCGGTACCGGTTCAGGTGCTAATGCTGTTCCAACTGGTTCGGCATCCGTATCATTGTATACAGATGCACCGGTAATTGTTGAAGTTGCTACAATTCGATACTGCACCTGATTCAGAGGTGGATGAGGGTCATGTAACCAAGTTGTTCGAGTATTTGCCACTTGCGTTTTGTTAATCTTGGTGAACGTACCATCGTAATTGATACGGTAGACGTCCAATATAACGTTCTCCGCCAGTCCATATACCTGAGGATTTTCAAGCTCATCGCTATCTTCATCAGGCTCTTCTGGAATTTCTATCGTCGTATCTTCACAATATGGACAAATCTCAATTGACATGGTCTCGGGGTCGATATCACTCATTATTACCTGCGGACTAAGATTTGTATCATCCATATTAACCCAACGAGTAACTGAATAAGATGCTAATAAACCAGATTCCATATATACCGTACATTTGAAACTGTAATGTATAGCATTCTCAAGATGAACATCTGTAGCTACAATTTCGAACGTGCCTGTCTTATCTTTAACATCAATGACTTTAGAAAATACCTCGTCATCTTTGAACACCATCACTCTTGTACCGTCATACGTATCGTACCAGTAATTCTCCTGAGCAAAGATTTGTATATGAAATGTCACTGGAATCTGCGAAACAGGTCCAGTTATATATCCCATTTTGATTGGAAATGACGTAATGCTCTCATTCGTACCGTTGATATCCAAACTTATTGTTGGTTTCGGATATATATCTATAGTTCTTTCCTCGGACCAATCACTCCAGTACTGATCAGCGGTCATTGCACCTTTTGTTCGAACTTTCCAGTAGATTTTGCTCCCCTCAGCATAATCAGTCACATCTAATGGATATTCAACCGTAGCATCTCGTTCGTCTCCGACACGGGTATTCTGCCATGTAAGAGTCTTTGAAGAACCGTTCACTGTAACCATGATCTGCGCCCATGTCTGACTTGATCCATCTGTTGCATTATGCACCCAATACAAAATAGGATTCTCACCAACACCAACTTTGGTCGTTGAAGACCATGTAGTCGGTGCCGATGGTTTTTTACCAATTGTGAGTCCGGTATAACCGGAATATGGCGACTCTCCTCCGCTATTCTTAGCTCTTACTTGGAAATACCAAGTTTTACCAAGAGACAGTGTTGAATTATTTGCAAATGTATAAGATGTAGATTTATCAGACGTTGAAACTGTTGATACGCCATCAGATTGTCCAAATAATGACGGATCATTTGTATATGCAATCTCATAGCTTGTCGCGGTTGGTGATGCGTTCCAAGAAACACGTACATCGGTTCCATCTACACCAACAATTACAGCGTTGATTCCGGTAGGTGCTGGAGGATATGTTACAATATCTGATGAATAACCAGACCACTCACTGTATGCATTGTATGTAGAACTATAGCCTCGACAACGTACTTTATAAGTGTTGCCAGGATTAACTCTACATGATGCTTTAACTGTCTTAATATTGGTTTTCTGAAGCAAGCCTGATGCAAAATATTCCCAACCATTATTAGCCCATACCTGAAATTGAATATGGGTATTCTTCAGATTATCGTCAGTTATTTCGAAATCCAACTGCAGATTATCAACAGCATTTATTGTTGCTGATGGTGCTGATGGAACTGCAGTTTTATTAGCGTTGATACTGAACCAATTTGATATCTGTGTCCCACCTTTATAAGTGGCATTGGTTGTCTTTTTGTTCTTATAATATTTATAAGTTTTTCCTACAACTGTCACTTTGACTGCTACTTCGACAGCGTCTGATGGCGGACTATAAATAATGTTATATATAGCATCAGTACTATTTGACATTCCATTTGCACCGGCCTGAACGGTGTCAGTGGAACCTTCGATTCTTCGATTTCCCACTTTATACAGCCATTGAAGCTTATATTCTTTAACAGCTTTTGAACGCCTCTTCAAGTTCATGTTGAACTGGGCGACAACCTGCGTATTACTTCCTGGAGTAAACGATATAACAGGTTTTGATGTGCTGTATACGGTTTTATCAGTTCCTGTTCTATATCCCATTATGCCCTCCCATTCATTTTTACTGCTCTTACCAATGTCTTAACTGCGTTTGCTGTTGTGCTGCCGTCATCGTAAGTAACACCGTTCACTGTGTATACGTTCTGCGGTCTGTCAAGGATATCCTTACGAAGACCATTGATTGCTGAAACCACATCAGCAGTATCTCCATTTTGATTTATTCCGAACGATGCACCAGCCATAGCCATGTTCTGTCCAACGGTGAGATTGGTCATCATAGTATTAACACGCTGGATGCCTGCCCGAACCTGAGAATCGTCAATCACCGGAGTAATCGTTGGAGATGTATCAAGACCACTGTTCATAAGAGCCGAAATCATGTCAAGTGAATTCTGTAATCCTGCTAATGATGCAGTTGCAACATTGGAACCAGCGGACTGAGCTGATTTCTGACCGTCAGAAAGGGCATTTGTCAAACCTTGTACAGCATAATCACCTACCGCATAAAATTCTCGTGAAGGTGAGTGAATACCAAGTCTTGCTTTTGCTGCTGCTAAAGCCTGTGCTGCAACATTTGAAGCGGCATTAATCGCACTGGATGCTCCTGCTCCGATACCTCCAGCTAAACCAGCACAAAGATATACACCTGCTGAATAATATCCGCCGTAATGTGCTTTTGCTGCTGGTAAACCGGCTGATGCTACATTCGAAGCAGCACTGACAACTGAACCTCTACCTGCTGTAATAGCTGATGCAAAGGATTTGATCATGCTACTACCAAGTGTCTTAAACGATGCGTTCAAGGACGTACTTCTGGTCTGTACGGTGCTAGACAATCCATCAAACAGTCCACTCATGGCTGATGTCGCTCCAGATGATGCAGACGAAATAGAACTGCTCACTCCAGACATCGTGTCACCCATTGAGCTGCTCATGTTCTTCAGATATGACTGCATTCCACTTGTATCAAAGCTTCCCTGGCATTTGGACATGGTGTCGTACATCTTCTGGATTGATGTAGATACGGCATTCATTTTACCGGTATCTACTGTATTGACATACTGACCAAATGCATTAAGTTTAATACCGAACTGAACTATGGTGGTGCCAACACTATCGGCTCCTGACATTCCAGTTGTTAAATCAGTAACTACCGTCTTAATTTTAGAAGCATGATCACCGATTGATGAAAGATTATCAGTTGGTATAGCATTACATGCTTGTAAACCATTTGCTAAACCTGTCAAGCTATCTTTTAACCCACTAGGAACACTTATACCGCTCCATTTACGTATCGAATCAGCGAAACTACCAACTGGACCTACACAGTTTTCGAGATTATATACTTCCACAGAATTCCACGAATTAATACCAGCCGCCATGCTAGACATGTTTGCTTCCATGCCGCTAGGTATAGACACACCATTCCATTTTTTAATTGATCCGGCTAAATCCCCCAACGGAATTACTAGCTCGGATACATTATCGACACCCCAACCAGCAAAATTGAAGGATTTTATTCCTCCAGCCAAATCAGTTAAACCAGTACCGATACCAGCTGGAACTGTAACTCCACTCCATTTTGAAATTGAATCGGCTAAATCCCCCATAGGGACTGCTAATTCAGCAATTGCACTCGCACCCCAGCCAGAAAAATTAAATTTCATAATTCCACCGGCTAATGAACCAATTTGTCCACCTAATCCTGATGGTACCGTAACATTACCCCATTTTTGGATAGATTCTGCTAAATCGCCAAGAGGTTCTGCTAATGTTGCAATCGAATGGGCACCAAAACCGGATAATGTGTTCAGTAATCCGCCAATAGCTGTTTCACCCATTGCAGATCCCATCGCTGTTAATCCATGTCCAATTTCAGTCCATGACATTTCACCGAATTTCTTTAAAGCATCTGCCAAATCACCCAGACCTTGTACACCAAGAAGAAGTGATCCAGAACCAACTAAAGATAATGGTCCAGCTAAATTGCCCAATAGTCCAGAAACAGTAGCAACTTCTGCTAAAGCTCCTCCCATTCCGGCAAGACCTTTACCTATTTCTTCCCATTGCATAGTCCCGAACGACTTCATAGCGACCGCTATATCATTGAGGCTTTGAACTCCTATCAAAATTGAACCGCTTCCAAGTAGAGCACTAAACCCAGCAAGTTTTCCAAGTGCACCACTAACGACACTAACTTCTGCTAAAGCTCCTCCCATTCCGGCAAGACCTTTACCTATTTCTTCCCAAGATAAAGAACTTATTTTAGATAAAGCAGTTGCAATCGGGTCTAAAGACTGCACCGCTATTAGAATACCTGTTGCACCAAGTAAAGAACCCCATCCGCCTACTGTGCTTAAGGCACTAAGTGCAATAGTAAACTCACCAAGAGCTCCACCCATTGCTGTCAGTCCGTGACCGATTTCAGTCCATGAAAATTCACCAAGTTTACCTAAGCCATTAGCTATTTTATCCAAAGACTGTACTGCTATTAAAAGACCGGTTCCACCTAAAATAGAACCCAAACCTCCAACTTTACTTAATACACCAAGAGCGATGGTAAACTCACCAAGAGCTCCACTCATTGCAGTCAATCCATGACCGATTTCAGTCCATGAAAGTTGTCCAAGTTTTTCAAGATTTTTAGAAATTTTATCAAGGGATTGCACTGCAATCAGAATACCGGTACCACCTAAAAGCGCTCCGAATCCTCCGACTTTACTTATAATAGATAAAGACGCCGTAAACTCACCAAGAGCTCCGCCCATTGCGATCAATCCGTGACCGATTTCAGTCCATGAAAATCCTGCGAATTTTGTAAAAGCATCACCAAGTATTTTACATGCTTCTGCTAACGCAATTAGTGCGATGCTAGAACGAAGCGGTACTTTAGCACCGTCAATTAGTTTTAATGCGGCAGACAATTCTAATAAGCCACCACCAACACCGATAAGTCCTTTTGCAATTTCTTCCCATGATAGATCAGACATTTTTATGGCTGCATTCGCTAATATTTTTATAGCTTCTGCAATCGCAATAAGGGCGATACCTGTTTTTATTAAACCTTTACTTCCATTTTTTGATATTGTTTTTGATATAGATTTAAAAGATATGCTAAGCTCAGCGAACATTGCGCCTATCGCCGCTAAAGAAGGAATCAATTTACTTTGATCTATCTTAGAAATGGAATTCAGAGAAGCTGAAAGTATTGCTATTGCCACAGCTATTCCAAGCAAAGAGGCAACTTTTATACTCGATGCAAAAGATGTCAATGTGTCTTTAACGCCGTCCAAAACATCAGAAAATTGTTCTTTAATTTTGCTGCTTTTTTTATCAAATATATTCACAAAGGACTCTTTAACAGTTTCGAATAATTTAGAGGCTTTTTTTGCAGCAACATATATACCGCTTCCGGCTAAGCCAGCAAACAAATCACCCATTGAAATATTACCAGTAAGATACGAGAAGACTTTTGTCGCAATATTCCAAATATCAGTAAGTGCCTCTCCAGCAACAGTCTTGACTATATCAAGCACATCACCAAATGTTTGTATTTTATTGATAGCTGGATCGATGAAATCAACAAAATCTTTGAAACCTTTTGAAAGTTTATCCGATATAAATTTTCCAAAATCTTCTATGGATGAACTGTTATTAAGTTCTGTAAAAAAATCACCGACATTTGCCGTGGTATCTAACAATATATTTCCAAGGGATACTAGTCCGCCTGACCCAACAAATTTTTGAATCGGTGACGTTATTAACGCGAACCCTCGTTTGGCTAGATTTAAAGCAGAAAAAAGTCCTTTAAAAGAGCGCTGTACTTTGTCACTAACGTCAGAGTTATACATTAAATTGTACGATAATTCATGTACCTTCTGTATGATCCCATACAAATCATCGGATGTAAACTCCTTCGGAAAGATGTCCTTATACGCTGCTTTAACGTCATGGGCTATTCGAATAAGTCCCTTCCAGGCATATCCGATTGATTCAATAGCTAAGTCTCTACCACCTTTTTTAGTAATATCATTCATCAAATCATCGACATTACTCTTGAGTTTGTCAGTAGAACCAACAGCATCTTGCAGCGTTTTTACAGTATCCGATCCAACAATACCATCTATCGATAAACCTTTAGCTTCCTGAAACGCTTTTATTGCAGCAATTGTACCAGATCCAAGAATTCCATCGGCACCAAATTTGCCTATATTATATCCAAGCTGACTCAATGCTTCCTGAACCGACTTTACATCATCACCGGTATCTTTAAGATGTAACAATCTATCAATATTTAGGTTAGCAACTCCGCCGAGACTTTTCTTAAGTAAATCGGATGATACTGCCCCAGCACGAATTGCCTTCTCCAAAGAACCGTATTTCAGAACAAGAGCATCCGCATCGCCACCGTTTTCATTGATAGCGGCTTTTACTCTATCCTGAAAAGCTGTCGTTTCAATACCGGCATCATTAATAGATTTAATAAATTTATCGTAATTCGAAGTAAGTGCATCGTAAAGCAAGTCATTACGCTTATTTGCAGAATTATTGATAATATCGCTTAAAGTATCAGATACAACTGTAAGTGATTCTTTCGCCTGATCGAAGTCACCGACAATGTACTCCCAACTCTGAGTCCATCCAGACTGCATTGCTTCAGCCAGAGTATCGAATAACTGTGTGAATGTTTTTACTTTGGTCGCAGCATCATTAGCTGTCTGACCCATTTTGATTATCGAAGCAATCTGTTCATCGGTGTACCCCATCGTCTTCAGCTGAGATTCATTGAGGTCACCGGTAAATTTGGATAAAGTCTCGGTAAGAATGCTGGAAGTAAGCCATCCTTTACTTAGAGTTTCTCGGAAAGAACCTTCATCCTTAATCATCTGGTCAATGGCAACTCCATGGACACGAGCAGTCTCTTTCAGTGCATCCTGAAAGACCTGACCACCCATGCCCGCATTTACCACGGAGTTCCAGTCCTGAAGTTTAACAGTACCAGCTGCTAATGCCTGTGAAAGCTGATACATAGCAGTACTTGCCTGCTGAGAGTTTGAACCGGACACAGCTGCTAAATTGGCAATACCTTTAATTGCCTGAACTGATGTATCCAGATCAACACCAGCCGCCGTAAATGTACCAATATTACGGGTCATTTCCGTAAAATTGTAAATTGTCATATCGGCGTAATGGTTCAACTCATCCAAAGCTGCATTTACCTGATCAAGACTGGTTCCTTTACTCTCAGTATTGGCAAGAATAGTCTGTACTGCATTAATCTGCGTTTCATACTCCTTAAAACCAGATTTGACAGGATCTATAGTCAATGCAGATATAAGTGTTGCACCTGTTGCAATGGCAGAATTCGTAATGTTCTGCAGAGCTGTCATTCCGATGATTCCCATAGTAGAGAATCTGTCTGAAATGCTTGCCACATCTGACGCCAGATTTTTCATAGAGAAATTCTTGGCTGTACTTTCAAGATTTGACAGACTTTTGGATGATTTGTCAAGGTTCAATCCCTTCTTGAGGTTTTCCAAGGAAATTAAGCTCTTCTTAACACCTTGCTCAAACTGGTCATTTCGGAATTGCATCTCGACAACTCGTTCGTCAATACTACTCACAGTGAAGTTACCTCCTTCCACATACCATCAGCCATTGCATCAAATATCGGTCGTAAGGCAGGATTAATATAATCTCTACCTTGGACATAGCCGCCGTTTCTTGTACCATGACCGTATTGCAGAATTATGGCGATATTCACACCTTTGTTAATATTTGAATTTGTCCAGTAAATAGAAATGCCCCCTTTGGAACGCTCTATGTTGTAGTTCCAAGAGGAGGCGGTTTTTCCTGAATCAACAGGAGTCGCTTCGGCAAGAGCTTGAACGCCCTGCTGACAATACTGTTCAACGACTTTTAAATATTCAGCCCTGGACGCTTTTTTAAGAAACTTTTCTGTATGGTTAAAGTTTCCGCTATGCTTAAACGTAATCATTTTGAAATTTCCTTATCACTGACGGACAATGTACTCAGCGCATACAAAGCCATAGTATTTACTTGCGATGCGAACATAATACCAGTCTTCACCTTCGTCATCTTTGATAGTGTCACACACATCTACCAAATCATTACGGTTGAGTACTGGATATTTCTTGATTTTCGGATTATCAGTACCGGCCCATGACCGAACATTCAAACATCCATTAGCAGTGACTCTACCAACAAACTTACGAACTTTGGAAAGCTTTTTAGCGGTCGCTGTAGATGCTGCATCAGCGGTCGTTCCATAATCAATCCAAACATATCCATCGATATCTTTACAATTTCTGGAGTAAACTTTGTCGCAAACCATTCCACCATTAGCAATGACTACGTTCTTGTCAGTCCGCGACGTATTTCCGCCATTTGTATAGATTTCGGTAGTCGTAACTTTGGTGACTCGTTCGATATGTTTGCCGTTACGGAAAATCACGAGAGCTCCAAGTTTAGGTTCTTTATGCCATGTACCATTTGCTTTAGCATGTTTCGTGATTTCTTCACAGTTATAGAATCCACCGCCCATATGTGCAAGAGCCTTCTTAAGACCAAATGTAAGAACATCAATCCAGAACTGATACTCTGCACACCATGGCTGTCCCTGACAACCCGGCTGCCCCCAAGAGTTTACATCTCTTGCATATTTGGTATAGTTTGCAGAACCAGCATTAGCGGTTTTATCATCGAGCATAGCTTCCGTAGCTTTCTCCATGTAACCAGTCTGTGCCGCCATAAGTTCAGCGCATTTCTCCCACAGAGTTTTAGTGGTTGATACCGGGATTGCTTCCGCTTCTGCGTTAGTTTTATCTAACTTATAATCAGTATAAAAGAGATCCATATCGACTGGTCCAGAAATACCATCAACGGTTCCCTTACTTGAATATTGCCAACCAATTCCAGCTGACGGTTTCAGTCTTTCCTGAACTGTACCATTGTCCTTGTACGGATATGATGCAATCCAATAATCATAATTAAGAGTCTTTGTATCAAGAATATTCTTGTACCAATTTGTATTGCAGTAAATACCGGCTTTGTATCCGGCCTTTGTGATTTTATTTAAAAAAGCCTTTGTGATGTTTGTGATGGCTGTTTTTCCAAGAGCCGCCTGCTTGTCCCACTCCAGATCATAAAATACTGGAAAATCAAGGTGTCTGTTATTGAGAACGGCTAAAACAGCATCCGCTTCTTTTTCTGCTTCAGCTACGGTTTTCGCATAACTGTATTTATAGACTCCGACCATAACCCCGTTATCGATGCATCCTTTGTAATTGTGTTCAAAAGAGGAATCAATTCCGTTCTTCTGGTGGACTCGTAAAATGGCAACTTTCACGGTTTTGGCAACTTTTTTCCAATCAGGTTTTCCCTGATAACTTGAAACGTCAATTCCTAAAAGCTTCATGTGATCATCCTTTCGAATTAAATTTCTTTCGGTTTGCTGCATTAAGAGCTTTATAGTATGCTGAAGTCTCCTTCTTACTCATCTTCTTTGGAGAATTTTCAACATTGCACACTCTGATTAAAGTAAGTAGTCTATTCAAATGCCACTTCTCACATTCGAATGGTATATTTAAAGTAATCATCCAATAATAGATTAATTCTGATGTAATAATTTTCTTGGACGGAACTCTACCCTTTTGCTGTCCATTTATACGGAATGTGGTGGCAGTCATTTCATCGTTTATATAGTTTTCGATTTTTGTAATGTCTTCTTTAGAAAGTTTAGAATAATATGCTGGATGCAAATCACCATTCAAAGTCATGCAGCGTATATAATCCCTCATCTCCGCATCAGTTTTCTGAGAGTCTGCAAATGGTTTGTGCCATTTTGCTTCCCATTTTGAAATAGAGATGAGAGAATGCTCCAGCTTAAGAACTATTGGCTTCAGATAGAAAAATTCATTCGTCTGCTCATTAAACAGTTCAACCTGATCTATGTTAATGGAAAGCATTCTCAAACCTCCTACAAGCTTTATGCTACAGGTGATGCAATTGTATCGGCATTAACCTGACTAGCAGCCTGTCTTACTCTTTCTGGCATGATGCCATTTGTAAATTCAATGGCAAAATCAGTATCTCTCAGAATCCGCATATACAGCTGTTCATAAGCACCGGTCTGTGAGAATGCCTCAGACAATTCTTTGGATTTGATAAATCGCTTTCCGTCCGGAGTTTTTTCGCCATAAGACTTAAGCATAAGTTCTTTGAATACTGCAAGGATTTTCTGCTGATCTTTCTCTTCAATGATTTTCTTAAGCATCTGCTCAAGACCGCCTGGATAACTTGATTCCATCTCAATGATTTCAGGTTCACTCAGATTGAATCTACATACCTCTGTTCTTTCATTTCCATCGAAATCTTTATAAGTAACTGTTTTTGTAAACATAAGTGATACTCCTTTCTAATATGAAGGGATCCTGTTACAGATCCCTAAAAATTGTAAAAAAAAAAATAGCCCTTAGGCTGCTGCAAAGATAGCAAGGACTTCATCCGGTGATGGAAGCGTAGGCTCTGCATCGGTAGTTCCATACAGTTTATCTTCCAGTTCTTTCAGTTTTGTCTTATCTTTAACTTTCGTTGAATCGATAGTGATATGTGCTGTAGGTTTGTGTCCGGCTACACTAACGGATGTAGTGCTTACTTCCCATGACATGGCGACAGCATCTGGACTGTCGTTTCTACTTTCGTAACCTTTTTCGGACGGTGAGACAGTTGCGTTATAAACCAGATTCAGTTTATATCCAGCCTCGGAATCTTCTCCAATACCGATGTCGGTACGATAAGCAAAGCCAAATGCTCTTCTCTTCTGCTGACCGATATACACACCCTCTGCCGCTTCAGTTGAGCCGTTGCATTCTTCAAATTCGTCCGGATATGTATATGCTTCAATTGTTGCGCCAAATGTTTCTTCAGCACGAAGAGACGCATATTTAATGTTGTCAGCCCATAAATCTGTTACATCGGCTCCTGATGGACTTTCGGTAACTCCTGTCAGACCGCTCCATGCGACACCGTTTTCATATGCATCGGTGCCATCAGTTTTTTTAGGGAACAGTACCCCTTTAGAGACACCACTCTCATATCTACGATCTTCGCTCTTATCCCATACAAGTACGGACATAAAAATACCTCCTAATAATAAATGTGGTAAATGTAATGATTCAGATTATCTGTTGTATAATTCCTATCGAACCTGCAACCAGGAAGCATTGCCAGTTTATCGATAATCTCTGAATCTGGATCTTTACCAATGAATACGAGTTCATATTGTCTGGAAAAGCGGTAAGTAACATTGTCTGCATACTCAGCATTACCACCTTCCAGTCGATATCTGATACATGGATAAACCATCTTAAGATTATCAGGGGGCTGAAAATATACATTGTTCGACCCAAGAATCTCTTTAAGCTTATTTCCTAAATCAACTCTCTTGGACATTGTATTTACCCCCTAACGTCAAAATAATACGGGGTCTCTGAATTTCAGCATTTGTTACTTTCCAAGGGACCCCTTTATACATCACGTATCTAATGGCAAAGACATTTTCATTTGCATAATCGTCAGCGACGATACTTATGTTATTACTCAGCACAACATCATCGTTTAGACTTTCAGAAGATTGGTATCTCTTTTGATTTCGGATAACGTCTCCTTTATATAGACGTTCAGTAAGTACCTCACTATATACATCCGGAGCAGATTCCTCAGTTCTTAGAAATCCGACTTTTCCATAAAACTTTGCCATTTTGATCTTCTCCTTCTAATCAGCCAACGTGATCCTGAGTGCCTTCGTCAGATCCGGCGACAGAAGCCGCTGTGACATCTTGTTCCAGAGCGATTGCTGAGTACACTCTTGTAAGGGCACCGGAAAGTCTTGTTTCAATCAGGTATTTCTCCTGGTTGAAGTCGATGTCAAACTGCTTAAATCTTGTGATTTCTCCACCCTTTGTAGAACCTATATGATAGTCATCAAGGTTTACGAACAGACCAAGCAGTTTCTTTGTTTTATTTCCAGTCTTAGTTGTACGTGTAAGACCTTCGAACTGTTCTGCAGTATAAATGGCAGATACATTAAGAGCTGCAGCAAGATCTGTTACAGAGCTGTAAATACGACGACCGTTAAGATCTCTTGCCAGAAGCATCTGATTCAGAAGATGCGGTGTACAGTAGAATTCCAGAGAACCGGAACCTTTATACTGTTCTCTTGAAAACAGAGAAGCGTTTACGATTGCTTCAGCGAAGACATAGTTTTCGCCAAAGTTTGTGCTGGTGTTTGTGCCCTGCAGTTCTTTCTTAGCAGCTGCAATATCAATGTCGGTATGAATGGTATACAGATCATCATCATTCCAGATAGATCTGATATGTGTCTCTTCAATCTTTTCTTCATCACCTTCAGCACGACCGTCACCAACCATGATAGCCATGGCGATTTCTTCATTAAGATTCATTTTCATGATGCCATACTGATATTCAACTACGTCAAAATCCGTAATGTCGATAATATCATCTCTGTGAAGAGAATCTTTACGATATACAGTCTGCGGATCTGTTGTTCTGGTAAGCAGAGAGATATTAGGTGCATCTTTCTTCTTTTTACCCTTTACATAACCAGATGCTCTCAGTTTCTTGTTACGCACATCAGCCTGACGAGTACGGATTCTGGAGATTGGAGATTTGTGAACCTTATTCATTACATTTCCAACCCAGCCCTGATCTCTTGTGATGAGCTCCGGTGCACCAGGTTTTGTAAGCTGATAATCTGGGAACAGTGTTTCAATGCTATCGATACCGTGTGACAGTTCGGTATCGTGATCGGCTTCATAAATACGAATCGCATTCTGCAGGCTACCTACGTTGCTGGTCTTAGCCATAGCAATAATGGATTCCTGATCAGAATGAGTCAGTGTGTTCTCGTTACTATGAGTTTCTTTATCAAACACATTATGTTTCATTTCTTCTCCTCCTTCGGAATTGTGTTCTATTTTTTCATCATCAGAATCGTCGTCCTGACCATCAGAGTCATCTGTTGCAAGAGCCTCGCCAATTAAATAAGAAACGACTTTTTTCTGTTTTTCATTTAATGATTCAAGGATATCTCCAACTGTTTCATCGTCAGATTTCTCAGAGTCATCTGATTTCTTTTCAGATTCTTCTTTTTTAGATTCTGCCGGTGATTCATCACCATGCCACAGACTGAACTCTTCGCCGGTATAAATGATTCCTTCATCAGCGTCAGCGTGCTCAAGTCCAATCTGACTGATAGACGCTCCCGGATTAGCAGGTGCATAAACAAGACTTACTTCACGAATAACGCCATGAGATACATTTTTGGCAGTATCCTGAATAAGCCCATTTGCATGAATGGACAATGATGTGATGTCGCCATGCTCAACAAGTGCTTTAGCTTTCTGAGCATTATCGCTATCATTGAATGAGCAATATGCCATTACGCCGTCATCTGTATACTCAAGATCGGCATGACCAAGTACATTATCTGGGACATCGTGTCTATGATTCCAAATGAGCGGAACTCTTCGACCATCATCATCTTTAAATGCACCAGTCATGATGGTTCTACCATCAGTGCATTTCATGTTGGCTTTTGTTGCCCATCCAGCAAAGTCATACTTCTTCTTTGCCATTTTGATTTTCCTCCTTCGGTTGTACTTGTTCTGAACGGTCCGCTGCAGGTTCACTTAAGTTAGCATTCCTTAACTCATCAGCCTTAGGATCGTCAGACGGTTTCATTCCGATAACTTGGCGCATTTCGTTCTTCGTCATGATTTCATTTCTTGTGAATTTGTCTGCTATCTCAGCAATATCATTTACGGGAACTAACTTGAACGGATCTCTAAAGAATTGAATAGAGTGATTACGTGACCGAGCGGTCTTTGTTAAGAACTTTCGTTTCATTTCATCGACCATTGCTGATACAATGGGCTCAATTGAACGATTGTAGTAGTTCAGCATGGTCTTCTCGTCGGCTGTACCGTCCAGAATTGACTGGGTGATACCGAGCTGACTGTATAGTAAATTTGTAAGGTATTCGATCTGGGACATCAGGTTGTTGTCTACTGATCGGTTAAGCTGCGTAACTTTTTCGGCAGCATCAATGTAAGCGACACCGTATTTGGAGCCTGCCAATTGCATTTCAAGCTCTTTCTTTCGTTCTTTGGCTTGAGCACGCTTAAGATCAGATTTAACAGTGTATGGTAACTGCACAATTAAATCGAGCTTTCCAGAACCGGACTGTTCATCAATGGCATCCAGAAGATTCAATTTTCTAATCAGACGCTGCATCGTGGAGTTAGGTTCATTCATAACTGCAAACAGCGGATTCTCGATTATTGCAACCGTTGATTTCGGAACTTTGATATCTTCCTGGTATCCCTTCTGAGCATTGTAAACTCGGACAAGGACATGTCTTGGGTACCATTCCAAAATCTTCCCGGTTCTCATAGATAAGATTCCATATGAATCGGTGAGGTCTACATCATCATCGGTCTCAATTGGAACAAGGGCCACACATCCCTCGTCCATCATTGACATGACAGCATCCTGAATAAATGAACGTCCAGTCTGATCGATGTTCGCTTCAAGACTTAAACAGGTGTTTAACCCATCGTTAACGTCATCTTTATACCGTCCTTCATTATCGAGCATCACGTGTCGAATATTGAGTGCTACAACATCTAATGCAATTCGGTTGTACACTGATGTAACAATCGAACGTTCGTTTCCTCGACTGAATCGAACTCGGTCCGGTCTGAACGAATATCCTGGTCCAGTATCGTACTTATACCGTGTCGGATCTCGATTAAACACATTCCAAGCTTTTTTAACGGCGTTAATTAAGCCCATTTTGTTCCTCCTTTGGGTAAAAAAAAAGAGACCTCGCTTTTTTGCAAGATCTCTAAACATACTATTTATTATTCGAACATGCTCATTATACAACAGAATATAATGATTGCTATTACAAAAATAGCCATGCCTAATAACAGCTTCATATCATTCTTCTCTTTTTCACGTTTTATACGTTCTCTGGATTCTATGAATTCTTTTCCAGTTGCTCTAATATCATTTGAAATATTTCTGATAGTTTTGTTTCTTACTCTTTGTCTTGTAGTCTTCTCCGATTCCACAATCAGTTCTCGATTACCGCAGAACGGGCATACTTTGATTGGGTTATCGAAATCCGTTGTCATAACTCCGCCACATTTAGGGCATTCCAGTGTTTGTGTTTTAGTTGGCGTTACCTCATGTCCACAATTCTGACAAAATTTTGCTCCTTTGCATAATTCTACGCCACATTTTTCACATTTCATAGTCTCGTATCTCCTTCATAAGATACGAATATTATAACAAAGTAGCATTAATAGCGCAACATACTATATATAGTGGTTTTAATTTTTATTACAGAAATGGATTGACTTCTAAATGCATTTGAGTATAATATCTCATACACCCCTAAAGGGTTACGTAAAATAATAGAGGAAAGGAGCATTTATATGAACAATAGTTTATCTATGACAGACTTTCAGATGTGTTGTGCAGCTGTTGTTGTCTGTTATGCAATTAAACGTGTATTTGATTACCTTGACGATAAAGAAGTTATGATGACATATAGTCCGTCAACCGACCAAGTTGAACTGTTAACTTCTAAAAACTAAAGTAATGCCCTTACCTCTCTCTTCAACCATTATAATACGTAACCCTTTAAGAGATGTATGAAATACTATTAATCATTCAAACGCATCAATATTTAATTTATATGCTACATATGCATCCATCATTGCAGCCACGGCATCGATCTTCTGATCATACCGTTTCTTTGACAATTTCCGGTTACCGTTTGTGTCTTCTATAATGATACAGTTTCCCATTGCGAACTTCATCAGTTCTTCATCGAAATAAAGTATTCGCTCTTCTGCCAATTTCTTTAATTCGCCAAGTGGTACTGACTCTGTTCGGGCTCCCTGAATTACTTTCTCTATACCAAATAAACCGTTCTCTGTCCTCCATCGTTCAACGAACTCTTTTGCATTATAAGGGTCATACCCAAAGCATTCGACATCATACTCATGATCGGCAATAAATGCATCTAAATCATCATATACTTCCATCATATTAAGTACAGTTCCCGGCATTACTTTCAAAGAATCTTCCTGTATGAACATGTCATATTTGACTCTCATAGCTGCTGGTAATTTTCTAAGAGTAACCTCCGAAATATAGTTTCGAGTCTTAACCCCAAACTTACCGCCACCAAGAGGAAATAAAAATGTGAAAGCACAGAAGTCATCACCCTGAGATAAATCCGCTCCCAACGAGCAAGGCATTTGCCAGTAGCTTCGCTTCTTATGGAGTAAAGTTTCTTCGTATGTGAAGAAATAAGTCTGCCCTTCCATTGGGATACCAAATCTCTTCGCAAGGATGTCATTCCGGTTGGATGGCGAGTTCTCAGCTTTTTCAACTGCCTGCTGGTAAACCTCATATGTAACTGTCTTATCAATGTTTGGATTGGCTTTTAACCACATCTCGGGTTTACCAACTTCGTCAATACTATCCAGTTTATACCACCAGATAGATGTATGAGGGTCAATGTAATCGCCTTTTAGGATTTTCATTAAATCCATTTTGACAGTATCACCTGAGCCATTGCGGACAGTTCCTTCTGAGCTTGTTGCAATAATCAAATAGTCATCGTTCTTAGAGGCACCCTGTTCAATTGCTTCGATTGGATTCTCTCGGACATCAGCCGACAACCATTCATCGACTGTAGCTATCTTACACCTTAATCCCTGGAGTTTATCAATCGTCATTGGACGAATTTCAAGATAAGAACCAGTGATAAAGTTCTGGATACCAACTTTGGTAGATGCCAATTTTTGACGATTTAGTTTTGAACCAGTCGTGTTCTGCAGAGAACCTTCTGTCATATATTGGAATAATGGACCTTTAGATCGGATGATAGCAGTCTTAAAAGGAGTCATAACCTCTTCTGCTTGCTTCATAGTAAAGGCTGTTGTGATTTGATGAGTTGTTGACGGATCAACCGTAAGATAATATGCCTGAATACAGGTATCATATAAAGATTTAGCAGCACCTCGTCCAACGATAAGATACTGCTTAGTGATAAGACGCTTCTTGATTCGCTTCTTTACATACCTACCTCCGTGTCCAGTTGGATGCGGTCGGTATACAGTTCTCTCTTTGAAGTAGTACCAGCAAAATACCTGCTCTCCCCATAATTTGAAGCTATCGAGAAGATGTAAATCAGAACCATCTGTAAGTGTCAATTCGTTTTCACAAAATTTTACCCAACCCTCGACTGGCTCTGGATCATAGTACATAGCTGGATTTGCTATAAGATCATCAATTCGATGCATTTCCATCTCTATCTCTTTGCAGATAGGGATATCGCCTCGAATAACGGCCTCTCTAAACCGGCCGTAATACTTCGGGACGGCCTTGTTAGAAAGTGCCATATATTAGTTACCTCTTATTCTTTTTGTTGATGTCATCCAGAGTCATGTCCGAATATTCTTTCCAAAATTTTCCGATTTGCTTACTATCATTTGCTTTAAAAATTTTAGCGCTTTCATTTGGACCAACTGCTTTATCTAGCATTTTCTTTGTTTGATTTAAAACTACGCCAGTTACAATTGTTTTTGCAGCTTTTTTAGGTGCTTCGTTCATACCTTCATTAATGCCATCTTTGATACCTTTTACAGTATTATTAATGCTTTTTTTAATATATCGTTTACCAGCAGATGTTGCCGCTGTACTGATATCTTTAATTTTCACAGAACTAAGTTTTGCTATTAATTTAATTGCTTTATCTCGATTTTTATATACTTGTATAGCAGTTACTCCGGTGACTGCGGTGCCAACCGCAACTTTCTTCATTGTCTGGCTATTTATAAGATGATGTTTATTGCCAGACTTAATAAGACTATCGTCCTTATTCTGGTACCGACGGATGCCCCATTTCTGACCTTTAACCCCATGATGGTAAAGCTCATCATCTCTAGGAATCATAAATTCTGTATCACCCATTTTGATTGGCCTCCTCTCCAGGATCAACCTGCATATTCAAACGAGATTCAAGTTCTGTGGCTGACGCTTTCATAGCTTCAACCACAAAAGAACTCGTAGGCGGATCAAAGCCCAATCTGGTTTTTATATAAATGTACTGTTTTGCTCCTTCAAGTAGCTTGGAATTACCAAGGAACTCATCCCAGGTATCTGCAGCGCTTGAAACAATAAAACCATCTTTCGGTCCAACACCAAGCTGAACTAAAGTCATTATTGCTGAATTGATGTGAATGAGAATGTCATTGTTATAGACTTCTTCATCCGGGTCCATATCAAGCATACTCCTTATCGTTTTAAGGATACTCGTTTCCATTATTACCTCCTTCTCCACGGGCAAGTATCATACGGAGTCCTTTCCGGAGGTACTATTAATAGCAAACTCTCGTCACCGTAATGAATTGCATTGTGGGTATTCAAAGATGTGCAAATCAAATACTCTGGATCTAATAGAAATTCACTACTGTGATAAATATCATCGAGTGTTATTGGATTCATATGATGAACAATTAAAGTACCTTGAATCTCTCGATCAAGAATTCCTAAATCGCATCCCGAATCTCTGATGATTACGTCATTCCTAATAGATTTCCATAAATCAGATTTGAGAAATTTGTTACGGATATAACTATTCGAACCAAAAGTCTCATCTCCAACTACTCCACATAATTTTAAGTATCGATAACGTTCCTCGAATGTCGGTAACTTGATTAGCTCGCTATATGTCTTAATCGTAGAATTCCTCATCATCAGATTGTCCTTGATACGTGCTAAGAGCCCTGGCCGCATCAGCGTACAGGTCCCCAGTCTGTTTCGTGGAATGTATTTGATCAGTCTTAGCTGTAATTAATTCTTTCTGTCTCTCCAAAATTTCTTTTTCAATTTTCTCTTTGGAGGAACCTAATTTAAGAAAATGAACAATAACCTGTGAAGATGCTGTTCCATCCATTAACTGTTCTTTTGCCCTTTGCATAGCTAAATGGATGCACTGGTTTTCTTCTGCTTCCGGAGTTAATGCCGGGCGAATTTTTCTTGTAAGATCTGTTCCACTTTCTTTCTTTTTAGCCACAGTTACAACCTCCTTCACATGGGTTTGTTATAACTTTTAAAAGGATTTATAGGACTTTGCCTACACTTTTTCATCAAACCAGAACAAAAATACAGAAGGCAAAAGTCAAAATTTACTACGGCGGTTATATTACGAAATTAGAAAGGAGTCCCACTTTCCTAAAAATCCTATAAACCCTTTTAAAAGGTATAACCGAAATATCATTTGTTTTTCAAAAAATTCCGCCAGAGAAAAAATGGAGACCGGCGCGATGAGGGAGGGGGTGCTGTTTTAGCGAGACCCCCTATACCCTTTTGAATATCACGACGGTTTTATATTTAATTTTATATTTATTTTTATGTTATTAAACAGAATAATCTGATTTGAAAACTGTTTCGTCATAACATAAATTATTAGCTTGAACAAAAGACAAAGCAACTTACATCATTTACATTCGAAATGGATTGCAAAGCAACTCATGACACGCAAAGTGATAAACATTTTGTATCAAATTGTGAATGACTAAAGTTAATGCGAAACTTTTTTATAGATCTTTTCAACATCATATTTGATTATGTCATCAATTGCTCTTTCTATTTCCGCATCATTTTCAGCATCAGATAGCTGATCAGATGTTCTTGCTATTCTGCCTAGCAAAGCACAAGTATTATGATTCATCGTAACATCGTACAGAAACCAAGAATCAAACTGATCAATTGGATCGTACGGATTGTCTACTGTTGTAATTGCTGTTTTCATACAATCAATTGATCTCCTTTACAAATATTTGCTTACTGTAGAAGTAGAAATGCCAAGCCTTGCAGCAATTTCGTCAAGAGAATAGTTACTTCCAGCCATTGATTTAATAAGAGCTTTCTTTCCACTACTTAACTCTCTGTTGGTTCGTGGTGTGGCAAGCTCTCTAACTCTGTCTGGATCAGCTTTGGTAAGTATCTGCTTCAATTTAGTCTCTGATATGGCACCGGCTTGTATGGCATCCCACTCTTTGTCAGTAATGTTAATACGTGATTCCTTACCAGATGCTCCAACTTTATACCTGGCATTCGATAGGGCTACCTGCTTAGCCTTTTTAAGCTCCTTCTTGGTCATATCGGGATTAGCAAGCTGCTTCGCTTTGACTTCGGATGCCGCTATCAACTGGGCTTTACGCTCTTTAGGGGCATTCAGCATGGCTATATTAAGCTTAGCCAAGAGATCTGATACCTCTTTTTGATATACTTGCCGAGCTGAACTGCTATATTCAATTTTGCCGGCGGATAGCATCTCCTTACGGGCCTGGTTAGCCATAGCCTTCATGGAGTTAGCGTAGTCGGCGTATACTTCTTCTTTTGGGTTCCCAGAGGATAAAATATGAGCATCCTTAGCCTCTGCCATTCTGGTGGATTCCTGCTCTCTGATACGAGTTTTGCCAGTCTTCTTATCTACAAAGGTTTCAGTAACCTCTTTATATTTAAGTTCACCGGTCTCAGGATCTATTTTGGGAGTGCCGACTCGTTTAAGAACCATCTGTTTTGATTTGGCTCTCGATAATAAGGTTCCAGCACCCTCGTGATATGTTCCGTCAGGTTCAGTTACACCCTGATATTTCTTTTTAAGACTTGCAATTGCATTGTCAGCATAGCTAGACTTATAATCCAACTTATGTTTTTCAGCATCGATAACAACCATCGAGTGCTTAACTGCTCTTGCCAGCTCGTCTTCAGTAGCTCCTTTAAGAGTCATATCAGTAATAAGATTTGAAATAATACCCATTTCAGTCTGGGTGTTCTTCATAATCTTATACTCTGCACCATTACGGTAATAATGTTTATTACCTTTGGTATCCGTAGTTACTTTATCACTACCATATGTATCTTTAGGTTCAAATCCTTCGAGATCTTTAAGTGGCGGCTTGTGAGAGATTTTAATCTTACTGTTTTCAGAGTTACACGGAATAACCATGACAGTGTCGCCATCAAAATCTGCTCCAGATAATATACCAGCTGTACGAGAACTGATACCGATTGCATCTTTTGCTGCTGTACCAATAACATCTTGTCCTTCTTTAATCTTATTGTTAACTTTAAGAATAGGAATTTCGAATGTTCCGCCATGAGGGAATCGTACAAGGGCTACAGTTTCACCATTTTTATATCCTGGCGCATAAACCTCTTTATCAGATACTGAAGTAAGAGGCAAAATAACGTGATATTTCTGTCTTGGAAGAGCTGCAGCATCCAAATGTACTGCAACCGAATCGCAATCATTCGCAAATGACTCTAGCAAATTCTTTTTAACAGTAGGATTCGTCAATGCCATAATATCATCGAATTCCGACTGCTTATCGGCTATCGCCATCTTTGTTTGCTGTTTAATAAGACCGATATTTTGTTTACCAAGGAACTGTGATGACAGTTTATCTGTCCAATCAGCCCAGTCGCCTTCTTCTCGTGTCTTATTAATTAAAGACTGATGAGTTTTACCGTCCGAACCGATATATTCGCTCTGCCCTTTAGCTTTAATCAAAGCACCGAAAGGGTTATCTTGATCAATATTTCCATCTTTGTCGCGCTTAACTTCTTTGAGAACATCTCTCATTGATTTGTCTTGGGACTTGTTGGTGTTAAATAAAACATCAACACCTTTTGGAAGATTGTCAGAATATACTGCCATACCTTTCAAATATCGATCGCCATCAACCAAGATTCGTACCTGTGCATAATGACTTTCGCCGAGATCAAGGTCTTTTACACCTCTTCGAAGCTCGATAACTCCGTCTTTATTAGTTCCCCCGTCTTCAGCATATCTAATTGTCAATCTCTTCGGGTCCATGCTGACTGGAAACTTAGTTTTAGAAAATGTCTCACCATTATCTCTGGAAGTGTATTCACTAACCGAATGAATATGTTCATAATCAAAAGGTGCACTTTTTGGAGTTCCTTCTGGTCCGACAATTCGTAAGTTGGTTTTCTTTCCAGGATTGGTTGCCTGCGGTACAGATCCTTTCCATACCTGGTAACCTTCTTGTTGCATGATATAAAGAGCTTCGTTCAGTTTCTCTTTAGAAACCCCAAGCTCTCTTTCAACACCGACTCCAACATCTAATACAGCTTTAGGATCGTCTTTAAGTTTTTCTTTCAAGCATTGCTTTAACGTATCAGCTGTCTTTTTTGATTTGTTCATCTTGGAGGCAGATTGGTCATTCAGCAAGGATCGTACTGACGAATCATTCTTAAATCCCATAGCTTTAGCAATCTCATTCAAAGATTTACCGTCTGCTCTCATGGATTTAGCAGTCTGAACGTCATATGTTCTTTTCTCGTCTTTAGCCAAAGCGTACTGTACTCGAAGCTCTTTGGTGTTAGACAATCCCATAATTTTAGCAATTGCTCTTTCTCCTGTAAGAATCTCACCAGTGGATTCATCAACTGCTGTGGCATTAGATTTCTTAAGACTCTGAACTCTCGCCATGAAATCCGCTGAATGCTGATATGGATTATCACCAGATCCCCATGGATATCGTCCTGATCTTCTTGGCATACCGTAATGAGTTAGATTGTCTTCGTCATAAAAGTCATCTTCACTCATTGTATAAAAATCATAAACTTCGTCTAACGGCGGGTTTTCTTCATACATTTCTTAATCCTCCATCAAAATATCATTTATCAACTGATTAGCATTCTTATATTGATCTATTATTAACTGAACATCATTAGGATCAGGATTGTGATACAGTACTTCACCAGACTGATAAATGCGAAGCTCCATTTCAAGGTCAACTGGTTTGTAGTTATAATTCAAACAAAATAAAGCAGCGTAGTTTTCAAGCTGAAACATCTTTGCCGGAGTGTCGCCGGTCTTCAAATCATGAATTCGTAACATTCCGGTTCGTTCCACGGAATCCAAAGAAGAAATAGTATCTGCAGTTCCAAAGCATAAGTTCGACAAATATAAAATTTGTTCAGGGACCATGCGGTGCTTAATACCATCGTTCACATAGGTCATCAAATTCTGATACTTAGCATCAAAGTCAATAGCTCTTTCGATAACAGCTAAAGGAATTTTGTAAGTATCAATTAATGATAACAATACTTCGGATTTGGAATATCGGGTCAGCTTAATTCTATTTTTGATATGAGCTCTAGCAATATCATGCAGAGCGGTTCCTATTTCTGGAATATACTTTCTCGCCCAGTATCGAATAATGTCTTTATCCGTTTTGTCAATAAGACATACTGAACTGGGTGAAAACAATGCATGTTTACCTACAAGGTTCGAATACTTCTCGTAGTTCATTTAAAACTTCCTCCTTGTTCTCAGGATATACAAATCGTGAGAATGACATATTGTTCATTTTATCTACGTAATATTCCTGATTAGGTCTTCTACTTGCATTGCGATTTCTCTTACATTCCAGGGAGGCCCATTTGTCACGATATAGAACCAGGAGGTCTGGAATACCCTGAGTGTCAGTCGGGTCAGTCTTCAAAACCATGCAACCGTTAAACATAGCTCTAAGATCTTTTTTCAATTCTGCTTGAAAATCATTTTCTAATCGTGACATCGTGTTACCTCCCTTCTGAAATGTACTGGAGAAAATTATTATGAGTAAACGAAAAGAGAAAGTGTAAGTATGGGAAATGCCCATATTACCTCTCTCTTCATAAAAGCCCATGTATTTTTCGCGTGCAAAATAAAAGACCCATAATCGGGTCTATAAAATACTATTTGATTCTGTTGTCTTTTGGATCATAATACGGTATAAGTTCGTAGAGATCACAATTTAAGAATTTTGCCATGATGGAAATTGTTATAAGATTTGGAAGCCGCTTTCCAGAGCAATAATGACTAACAGTGCATTCTGTTGCACCAATACCCTGCGCTAAATCTTTTTGAGAACATCCAGCATCCAACATGGCTTTACGAATTTTATGAGGGAACATTTCTCTCATTTGTTCTGTCATGGTTTTAATATCATCAATAGCTACATCGAGTCTGGTTATTGAATTTCTGAAATAGTTATATCGGAACACACTACCATCCCTAAACGTAATATCAATTGAATTTCTACCAAAAGGCGTCCATTCGACGATGTTGGCTTCATCACCTCTGAGATGCATCAATACATAAGTGTCATAAATTTCATCGTACCAGTCTCTTCTTTTCTCGCTTCTCATAAAAATCCTCCTTTTTCGTCAAAAAACCTTAGAATTTGCCAAAAATGCCGTTTCGTCCACTTTTTCGCCCAAAATGCTATATTAATATATACTAAAATTATTATTATGTTTATATATAAACAATATTATAATTTTCACATATATAGGTTAAAACCCCCTAAAAAGTGGGAAAAGTGGACGGATTTGGACAATTTTTACTATTTTTCACAGAATTTTCACAATTTCAAGTGTCACTTTTTGCAACTCGTCCACTTTTGGTCCACTTTTTGACACTTTTAAAAATAAAAGTGGACGGCTATTTTGGACCGAAAAATGACCGTTTTTCATCAAATTCAGTCAAATTTCAGCCCATAGTCACCGCAAATAACACTTATTCAAACTGATATTTCTCCCTAAATTCATCGATTTTCACACTCAAATCATCACGATTTTCCTTATCTTTATCTGTGAATTCGGCAAATATTTCTGCCAATTCTGCAGTCATGGATAAGTCCGAAGAAGCCTTTAACTCTTCAAAATTTTCCTGCAAACGTTTTTTCTCATTCAGCAACTGCTTATATATTTTGTCCAAATGTTGCGTCTCATCCCATAAAGCGTCCCGCTCCTCAATCAACTTCTTATTTTCCTGAGTAAGCTGATCAACCTCTTTTCTATACGCATTGATGTTGTCTGTATATCCCTCACAAGTTGCATTTAAAGTGTTAATTTGATCTTCAAAATATACCTGTTTCGTCGATAATATTTCACGCTCTTCCTTTAACTTTTTAACAGATTCTTTCAAATCCTTATTTTCTTTCAGTAAATGCTTGGCATCTTCATTGAATGCATTGTAATTCTCACAAACTAGCTGCAACCCTTCTTTCAGTCGTCCATTCTCTTTTAGCAGCTCTCGATTATTGTTTCTAAGACATTCAACCTTATCTGACAATTCTTTATTCATCTCAGAACGCCGAATATTATCATCTTCCGAATTTTTCAATGCAGATTCCAGCCGTCTAATCTTTTCTCGATATAATACCACCAAATCTTCCGGTTCTATATATCGGACATTGCTAAGAACCTCATCAATGTCTATTTTTTTCAGTTCGCATTCGAAATACATACCCATAATATTTATCTCCTTTTCTTATCAAACTTATTAGTTTCCAAACTCCAAGTTTCGTCATCATAGTATGTAAATACAACTTCCAGTCTGTTCTTTAACCTCACACGAATCCTGCCAATCCCACAAGGTGACCACTTCACCATCTGCTCCGCCAATCCCGGCCACTCTCTTTTAAAAATATCAATTATCTTCATGATTCGGCAACAACCACCTTTACATCATTCAAATTATAGTCATTAATACAATAGTATGTGCAATCAGCAGGTAAACATAATACGGCATGTCTGCTTTTCTTCACGTCACCAAGCTCGTCAGCTAACCGATTATGCAACATACGCAGTTCTTCTTCAGAACGTTTATTAATAGGCTTCACTATGAATATCATAATCCAATCACCTTTAAAATCACCTCTCCAAGAACCATACCAACAAGCATATTAACGATAAATACTATCAAGTCATGATTCATTGCTATTCTCCTTTTTATTCCAAATATGTCTCAACTCATGAGCAATTGCAAACAACGCTGCGACAATAAAATATCGTACGTCATGAGATATCGCCCCAGCAATATAGCAAACAAATTTCATAATATATAAATCCCAGCCTATAAATTTCATTTAGTTTACTCCTCTCATCGGATCTGTATCCACGATTACATTTGCTTTCGTCGAATTGCAATCATCGATACTCGCAATAGTAGCAAATCTCGGAAGGCACATTACCTTATTTTTATTGGGACTGTTCGCTTCTGCTTCGAGTCGCTTCTGCAATTCAATTAACTCTTCTTTAGGTATGTCGCCGCATGTAGATACTATAAATATCATTTTGACACCTCAATCCTTAAGACCAATCTCCATAGCAACAAATAGTATTCCGGTAACCACAGCGTATAACGGATTGCACGTATTTAACAAACTGATAAGACACCCAACCACCATAATTGCTTCAAATAACGCCATCACTTCCACACCTTTCCTGTTTTCTTATCGGTCAACACGATCCGACCTTCCACATGAAACCCAGCAAGCTCACAAATATAAAAGATAGTATTTAACAGATTATAGAATCTCTCATAATCCCTGCCATACTTTTTCTCATCGGCTTCTACACGCTTCATAGCCTTGTAAGCAGTCGGGTCATAATATCCAGATCCGTTCCTGCTTAAATCTTTATCGATTGCTTTACATCTTTCACTCATCTTTTCTACACCTTCCTAAATAAAAACTTTCATAACTAAAATATAAATCAGACATGCTGCTAAACCAGCTGTAGATGCAATCCAGGCAATAAATATCGCAAAAAGATTTTCTTCGTCTGCTATAATCATGTAGAGCAAGCCTAATAAGCCTGTTATTACAAGCAGTACAATAAAAACCACAAATCCAACACAAAAATTACTTATTGTCATTTAAAAACTCCTCCTCAAATGCTTCACCACCGTATATATTCCAGTTTCGTAGATCTCGAGCAATTCGATTGTTACTTGTCATAGAAGTAAACTTAAATATCCGCCCATCTTTTAAATAAACAGTACATTCAGCACGAGAAACTTTTGACAATTCATGCATATTACTGAATGCAAAGGCATCCATTAACTGCTTAGCACTCTTTAATGTATCTGCCACAACCAAATATAAAACATTGTTCCGTTCGCTCATAATATATGTTCTCCTATATCATAAAATTGTTTTCTAACAGGCTGTTCCTGAAGTGTATATCCTTCTTGAAAATACATAAGAATGTCGTAAATACTTAACTCAGACGTGTGTTCAATTTCAGCAACAACTTGTAACAGCTCACTAATCGGCATTTGTGAACCGTATTTCGTGTTTATACCCATCCATTTCATCAATACCACTTCTCCTTAAGCTGATTTATTGGTGTTCCGGCGACTCCAGCGCTTTCTCCGCTGTCTGTAGACTTAAAAAAAGCACCCTCGCACTGAGGGTACATAAATTCAAACATTAAATAATTGGCAGCATCACAAAGATACTCAGTGTTACCCGTCTTCAAATACTTCTTAATACACATATCATGACTTTCCAGTGCATTAACCAATTTCATCCCAAAGTTGTCAGATGCTGTACCATATTTATAGTAACTAACCTCTACACGATTCTGCCGTAATTCATCAAATCTGTCCGAATACTCTTTCGGCAACTCTGTTCCTAATCTACTCATTATTTACTCGATCCTCCCATACGGTTTATGTCTAAATTGTTTCTCTGCTACTTCGCATCTTCCATCTCGCTCCATACGAGAATATCGGCACTGCTGACCATGTAATACCTGTTCTCGTTCAGCCCGTTTCTCAGACGAGCTCTTCTTCATATCATGACTCACTACTGTTACCTCCAAAATACTGTTTCACAAGATAATCTAAGTATCTCTTCTTCGCTATTTTTATTTGTCGTGCGCGTCTCATAGGCTTTCCTGCCATTTTCTGACGGTTATTAACGATAATATATATGGAACCGTTCCGCCTAACACGCAAGCGACCGAGCCTCTTTTTCCAGTTCCAATAATGCCTCAAATTGCTATATGTCCCATTAGGTTTCCTATTCCATGTATGCTTAGGTTTCATTCCTTCTCCTCCCACTTTACAGGTTTCTCTGTATAATAATTAAGTGGATTATCTAAACACTCAAAACAAGGATCTTCGTGCTCTGGACAATCCGCATGCTTACAAATTCCACAATACTTCTCATAATTTACTTCTCTTAAATCACTATCAACTACCATCTCATACCTCCTGAAATAAACATAATAATAAAAAAGAAAAGAGCCTGTGTTAAACACAAGCCCCAATCTTGCAATTACTTAGCATCCAAAAACGCTTCAACACTTGTTTCATGCATCATTACTTTTCCGATTTCTTCCAAAGTGTTCGGATCAAAGAACTTACAAAGCTTATACGGTCCATAATCATCCCAAAAATCTTTAACCTTTTCAGCTCCATTCTTTGCCTTTTCTTTGATTTTTTCGTTTAACATAATACAATTCCTCCTTGATTGTTTTTATCTGTTTCTTGCATATAAGGAGTTGTAAAATGTGCGTGTCAATCTTCTTGATACAATGGAAAAGGAATCCAACGTTCATCGGATTCTTGACCAAGTTTTTGTTGAAGATCTATACACATCTCTATACATTCATGATAGTTTGTGAATATCCTAGGCAATACCATATTAATGTATTTTCCATCCGCATACGTTCTCACACAAATATATAACATAACTTATTCCTCCGTATAATCTTCCACTGTTAACCCGAAACACCATTTAATCATTTTCTTCTGAAACCAATTAAAATGATGATCGATGCAAAAATTCATACCATATAGTTTTCCAGCAGATACTTTAGAACCATTTTTTATTTTAGGTATCGTCAACGCACCTGTTAAATTTTCCAAGCCATTCACTCCACAACCCTCCATTCACCAACACTTTCCCTGTGATATTTCTGAAGATGTAGTAATGCATCTATAAAAGTATCAAGATCTCTACTGTCATCAAAAATCAGTTCCACATTGTTTGGTCTGCTTAATTCTCCAATGGTATAATCTGGAACATTTGGCTTTACAATGTTCATTCTCATTGCTTCACCGGTAGTGTTTAATCTGATTTTTAATTGTGTTACATTTCCGCCATCATAATTACTATCAGTACGTATTCTCATAATCCATTTCCTCCAATTAAGAAATCATCGTTTCATTGTACTAATTCTATTAAATAGTATCTCTTTTACAATATTATGGATTTCTTCCAATATAATCTCGTTATAATTTGAGTGAGTGTTATACATTTCAATTCCAAGAAGATTACATACTTCTGAAACAAACCCATCTATACACCATGAAATCCAATCATATTTTGCAATTTCTAAATCCGTATCACATAAATCTTTAAAATCTTCTGTTGTTTCAAAGTATACTTCTGTCTCAAAATCATCTTTCCACCAGTTGTCAAAATCACAAACTGAATTATTCATTACATTCTTAATAGCATTTGTTATGGTATCATTTAATCGTGTATACATAACATTTATTCCTTCTTTCCGTTTGCTTTAAATTCTTCATTCCACTGCCCAGCAATTTATTTTGCTTCTTTCATTGAATTGCGCACATTAAATGTCTTACAATCCTGCACGTAATGTACGAGATTCAAGCTTTTAGGTATCATTTCCGCTCCAAATATAAAAGGCCCTCCGAAGAGAGCCCATTATTACTTATTGTATTTTGTCTTAGTACCAAGAATATCTTCCACCGCTTCATCACTCATAAGAAATCTTCCCAATCGACTAGGAGCTGTTTTTCGAAAATCAAGTGTCATTCCTTTTATGCCGTGTTCTCTTGCATAGATCGTCATAATATTTACACAAGTATTAAACGTATCTTCATCCACGGTTAATGTTGCCTTGACTTCAATCGTTAATTCTCCGTCTATACTGCTATCAGCTATTTTCGCCATATTTACCTCCTGCCTCAAATGAACATAAATCCCCATCATCCCTTTCAAAATAGTCTTCATCCTGTTTCGGATCATGCACCTTACAAATATGGCATACAGGTGCTTCGGTACCGAAACTTGTCTGATTGTACGGTTGGTTGTAATAAATACACTCAACACAATCGTTCTTAGTATGCACATATTTCCCAGTAATCAACTCAGAATATGGAAGAGTCTCAATCCATTTACAGAACTCTCGCCACTCATCCAGTTTATGATTCTTCCGCTGTCTGTAAATATTTGCCAGAACTTCATAATTCAGCTTAACATTACTAGTCTGGTTATAGCTGCTTGGAAGCAGCTGAATCATCTGCCACCAAACTTGTTTGTCCTTTGCGCAGTAATGCTCTCCTTTATAATCGCCACCTTCCAAATATAAGGTTCTGGATATATTTAAAATATTTATGATATCCCATAAAGAGCTAGTTCCGATTCTATTAAGATGTTCGCAACTGAAATCTTCTAGTGTAAACTCTTTCTCAGCAATCTTGTGCATGGTACTACAAGAGTTCGCAACAGTACCAACTTTATATGTATCAAATTCTTTCCACCAGTACAACGGTGCCGTAATTCTCACATACACCGGCATCATTCTCATATACTTACGATGTTCTGTACCGGCATTGGAAAGTCGCTGCATGAGACTTAAATCGTTTGAACCAATTTCAATATTATCCAGACTGTATAAATCTGAATCAATATGGCTATCACTCTTCTTCCAAGAGTTCATCGGATTTCTCATGCCTTCAATAATAAACTCCATCTGCTCCGGACTTGCCAAAACTACATTTTCGAATTTAATCATTTATAATCTCCTCCACGATTCCTCTAAGCTCATCAACAAAATATTTCTTTTTATTCAAGCCATTCGTTATCAAGATAATAAAAACCGTAAACGCATACTCCGATTAAAATTATCCAGACAATCCAGAATAACCATAATGCAAAATCAGATTCTAAGCGATCTACAGTTTCGTTAATCGTCATATTTTCATAGAATGGCGAATTATTTTTTATTGTTTTATTTTTTAATTCTGTAAATATCGTCCCGGTGTAATTCAAACCAACACCATAGTATTTGAAGCGTATATGCGAGGATTCTTTTAAAGTATCAATATAATTATCATTCGGTAATTGAATCTTCTTACTTGAAAATATGTGTTTCAAAAAAGATATCTCTTTACAACTCCTATCCTCACTTCCAGCATAATCCCATGACCAATAAACTTCGGTTGTGTAATATGTATGAGATTTTCCGTTCATATTCCTTGTATGAGCCACTTTACGGGTATGTCTCGTGTAATGCTCTTCGACCTTTCGTACATACATATACTTCCCACCAATTTCAGGATAAGTAACAGTATCGACAGCTTCCAAATTACCATACACAAATGCATTCCCGATATCAGTTCGCATACCGTATTCAAATAGTTCCTGGTCTTCGATCTTTACGGCTTTATTGTATTTCTCGTTTTTATCCATCAAATGATCCGATATTTTACCGGAAATTATAAAACCAATAAATAACAAAACCGCTATAATGGATATACTTGCTAAGATTTCTCTTTTTGTAATTTCAAAATCTCCAAAATCAAATCTATTTTGGTTCTTCATAAGCTTATTCCTCGAACAGATTCTGTGGTGCATCAACCGGAGCTTCATAATCCAAATAGGTATACTCCTGAACCTCATATCCAAGAATATTTAAAAAGATTCGTGTAGGAAATTTTCTCACATATCGTCTGTACACTTTTATCTGTTTATTATAATTACTGCGATATTCTGCTATTAGATTTTCTGTGATAGAGAGTTCGTTCATAAGTTCCTTATAATTTTCATTAGATTTTAATTCTGGATAAGCCTCACTTACAGCGGCAATCGTTGTTGTAACATTTTCAATATCTCCGGTGGAAGTGCGTCCTTCAACGATGGCGGTAAGTGTATCAGCTTCATGCTTATCGTACTGTTTCACACAATCCGCAAGGTTATAAACCAAATCTACGCGTCTTTTTTCCTGAACTTTAATGTCCGAATCAGCCATGTTCACCTGTTCTTCCAGTGAGAATGCTTTATTCTGTGAACTCTGCACTCCGAATACACCTAACATGACAACCGCAAGAATCCCCGCAACAATAATAAGAATTAATTTTAAATTTGATTTTTTCATTTCAGTCATCTTTCTTTTCCTCCTTATCTGGCAATAATCTCTTCTAAACCGTAGTCTCTCATTTTATATTCTCCCTTTCCTTATTGCAGACCTTCGCAGATGCCTGAATATAGTGAGTATGTTTTGTGGTTCTTAAATAACAAAAGCGTAATATAAAATCATCACCGTTAAAAAAAGCATGGAAACCTAATTTCCACACCTTAGATACCCGATAAGCATTCCTTCCAACTACATTCTTTTCTAATCTAATCAATAACAATAACCTCCCAGTTCGATCTCTACAAGTTTGTCTGCTTCAATTTCTAAGATTTCCACTTCGATGTCCGATATATCCTCAACAATGCTCATCTGTTGTCCTATTGCAATTTCTTTTTCGTAGAGTTCTTTGATCATTAGATCTTTAGCGGCTTCCGCCTCATCCTTTTTCGTATAGATACCGAATATATTTTCGATATGTCCGTATCCGCAATAATAGGTATTTCCATGAACTACATATAAAGTCATCATTCTTCCTCTGCTCTCATATTCCAGTTTTTTATAGCATCGCTAAGTTCACCATCTTCTACCATTCCGCCTTGTGCGCCGCAACTATTGCATTTAATATAGTCTTTGCTTGACGAATATCCCCAACTTCCTGCGATACTAACTGGTTTGATATCTTCACTTCCGCAGAACGGGCATGGTAACAACTCGAACTCCTCTTCTACAATTTTCCGTTTATGAATTTTAATTTTCATCATTTTTCCTCCTTATCTAGCAATACTAAATACGGACAATTGATACAAAACTCCTGCAAATAATTGGTGTTCCGACTTCCGCCGACAAGACCCTGGCAACATCCAAATACAGCATATCCTTCATCTTCTCTTTCAGAATAGCATTTATCATAATCCGAAACGAAACGTTTTAATATAGATGTCGCTGGCATAATTAAAAATAAAATAACCAATAATTTAATCATTACATTCATTCTTCCTCCTCATCTGACAGCATTCAAAACAATTTTATATTCACACTGTGGACAAATAATATATTGCTGTTGTCTTTTATATGCTTTTACACCAGCACCAAGAAAAGATTCTACATTCTCAGTTTTCATATCTTCTGTGGTATCATAACGTAAAACAGCCCCACAATTATTACATGTTACTTTTCTTAACGTGCCAGGTTTAATGATTTTAATCATTTCGCTTTCTCCTTTCTAAATACTGTTCAACCGCATCACAATTATTACGATTCTCACAATATATCTGCACTACAGTTTTTACGACTTTATTATCACCGTAAAATTTATTGCATGTAGTTTCTGGTGAAAACATCGGACAATCCTGACATTTTTCTTTAGTGTCATCTTTAATTTCTATCATTTCTTATTTTCCTCGCCTTCTCCCAAGTATTTCCTTCTTGTTAGTAATAGATCACAGTACTCGTCTTCTGTTATTTCATACGTATGGAAGATATACCCGCACTTGTCACATTTCCGGAAACGCTTTACTTCTCCAGAATCAACATCTCTGGTATCTTTAACGACTGCTCTGCCATCACCGCATCTAGGACAAATCATCTTTCTCATCCTCCTTACGACACTCTTCTCTACCATCAATAATACCAAGAGTCAGGCCGATAACACCCATAATCAACACAAACACACAAAATATAAGCCAGCTTATAATGCTCATAGCAACCACCTCCTCTTTGAAAATATAAGTATTAAGCTCATTGGAATCGTGAGAACTCCTGCTGTCATATCTCCGCCAGACCAATCAGCTACTAAAAAAGTGAGGAGCAGCAATGCCACTCCCCACAGTTTCTGTTTCGTAAAATATAAACTCTCTACCAAACGTTCAGCCTTCCTCCTACGAATCTGATTTTTTCTCTTTTTCAAGTCCAATACGCAGTCATGATAACCGTATTCGTAACCAAGTTTGCTCCCGTCGATATAACCAGAAGCCTCTCCGATTTCATAGGAAAGCTGATCGATAGTGTCATTTATAACTGCCATTCTTGACCTCCTGGAACGCTTTCAATAATATGACTCTTACTCCTATAAATATAAATATCGGTGGTTATGAATTCTGTGTCATCTTTTATTATACGACTGACTTCATTAGCCCATGACTGAATCTCGTCCATGTTCATATTTGGATACAGTTTTACAGCATACATCTCATTTACACTACCAGGTAATATGACAAAATCACCACCGATTCGTTTAGAGACAGATGCTAATACCGTATCTTGTGTTATTACAAACGCTCCATATATAAGGTTTGTGTTCGATATAATAAGTAGATTGTCGCCAATTGGATCATAAACATCAGGATCTAACTGTAAGAACTCTGTCGTATTAGCTATATATGGTTTTCCAATATTAATTACAGCAGCTGAATATAAATCATTTTCCGTCATACCCATGCGATGCATAAGATCATTATCTATTACTATGGTGTCAAGTATTTTTGATTCATGACGTATAGAACTAACGTTTAAATGATACACAATATACATACGTAAGAATTTACGATGTGGAACATCGTACAACCGATTCCAGCCAGCGCCTGCATTAACCAACCGCCCTATAATATTTTCCGGTTTAAACATAGCTTTGGTTTCTTCTCTGCTTAGTACTCTCATACCCTTTCTCCTTTCGTAATATAATCACCGTGATGAATCATTTTTCAAATTTGATTATAGTGGTGCTGGTTTCACCGTTTCTCTTTTTAAGTTCCTGATAAATAGGTCTGATTCTATTACCGAACTCGATCAGTGCCGCGCCAAACATAACTATTTCAAGTGGACCTAACTCCTTTGTATTCTCGGTAATATATTTCAGCATTTCTGTTGCTGTACCAATCTCATTTGTAAATTCCTTTGTAGCATCATTAACATCACTCATAATATTTCCTCCATTTGCTTAAGCAGCCTGTTTGGCAGGAATATAAATAGCTTTATTCTTTCTGCTCCAGGCTCCTTCATTAAATTTCTTTTTACTCACTAAAGCTCTATTTATAGCCAAATCGATACTGGCCCTGCTTTTCAGGTGATAATAATATAGATCCTTATAGCCAGTATTCAATCTGTCTATGCGCCCCGCCGCCTGTTCCATAATCTTGTAACTGTAATTTTGGCTGTAGAACACGATCGTATCAGTTTTAATACAATTCCATCCTTCAGCCCCGGCGGTGTACTGCACCAAATATACCCATGAATCGCATTCCGGTATTGGCTGGTGCTTGTGTCCATTCCATTCTGCAACCTCAACACCCTCTCCATAATACTGTGATTTAAGAAGCTCCAACTCATAATCAAAATTGTAGAATATAATCATTCTTGGATGCTTCTCAAATAGTTCCATAGTTGCTACCAGTCTACTATCATCGGAATTCACCACCTTTCTTAATGCGTAACACAGCTCAGCGGCTGTCTGAAAAGGTTCATTCTTCCAAATATCCCATCGATTTTTCATCATGTCTTTATAAATGATTCTGTTATACTCAACATAAACATCTTCATGATGCGGTGTCGTCGGTCTAATAAATTCCATATCGACCAATATAGAATTCCTTAACCTGATCAAACGACCAGTATTGAAATATCGTTCGACCTTTGGATACTTTGAGAACCTTGAAAACACGCAATGCTCTTGATTAAACTGAGTTCTATTCTCGTAGAATCCATTTGCAATAAACACCGGAATATAATCTTGCCATGTATCTCCTGGAGTTGCCGACAGTAATATCCAATCGTTATGCTTAGCGATCCTTATAAAAGACTTAACCCAAGCACCTTTACCAACTACCCTCTGCTCATCAAATATAAAGAATGCATCTTCTACATTTTTATACTTCGATATATTGTTCCAGCTATCTATTACGATCTGTACCTTGTTAAGACTCTTCTCCGGATCTTTATCTAATCCAAAAGGAAGAAGCTCTCCTTCCCATTCCAAAGTGTCTCTCTTACGGGCAGTTGTAATAATATAAAGATCCTTTGCGTCGGTCTTCATAGGTTTCAATGGTTCAAGTGTTCCGCCATTTTGCGTAAAATAATAGGCGAGTGAGGTCCGAGATTTCCCAGTCCCCACACCGCCTGCTAATATGCATCCGTTTTTCATTTTACGAACTGCTTCTTCCTGATAATCATACAGAAAAGCCATTTACTCCTCCGGATACTCCTGTTCAGCATACTCTGCATCCAGATCATCCTCACAAATCGTTGCATACAGACGACTTAAGAATGCTTTGATATGCCATTCTCCTGAATTTTCATCTTTCCACCATCTCGCTCTGACCGTCAGATCCACCTTATCCAGCTCGGCTCGATCCAGTCTTGCAATTGTGTCTTCATTAAGTTCATGCTGTCTTTTTCTTGTACACATATAAATATGAGGCAGACGTGTATCATTCTCGTCAAACAGATGACCCTCACGATCACGGTAAGATATAGCCACACGCATCTGGTAAATTGGATCGTAATTTGGATCGTCTGGAATAATGGTTCTCACCGGCCATCCGTCATTTGCCATCTCCTGTGCAATATCTGGGTCATCGATTCTCAGTATGATTTCTCGTCCATATCTGCCACCACCGAAATGTCTGAATCGGATATGTGCGTCACGGATTGTGATTTTTTTAATGTTGTAGTTTGGTTCTGTAAAGTTTGGCATTTCTTTAATCTCCTTTAAAATATAATTTTAGAAAACAAAAAGACCCAGTGTAAACTGAGCCTTTCCGCTTTTGAATATCATTCTTTGGTTTCTTTTTTGTTTGAAGTTTTATCTTCATGATTAATGGTTGATGAAAAATACACATCTCTATCTGGTCTACAAGTTAATCCGAATGTCATACCAGCCAAAAATGTTACTATTATAGTTCCTCCAACCACATAACAAATTTGTCCAAAAGTTTTCTTCATCTTAAAAATCCTCCTTTGAATGTTTTCTTCATATAACAAGCTGTAAATTATGCGAACGGTAATTCTTCAGGAGTATCTTCAGGGATGTTCATAAACTCTGGCATTTTCTTTGGAATCGGTACAGGCTCATCGGATCTAAACCATTCAAAGTCACAATACTCAGAAATATCATGTACTGCGTCGGTTACAAGTGTGTCGAAATATTCACGATTAATATCTGCTTCCTTGTGCATATCTCGTACCATTTCTGATTCAAGCCAACGATATCCAGTGGTACCGGTTGCTGCATAATAAGTACCGTTCTGCTCTCTCATCAGTAATCCACCATGACAACCATCTTTAATAGGACAGAACTGACCAACTTTTCCAATGAAAATATAAGCATGTCCGTCTGAAATCTGTTTATCAAGTGTGTCGATCTCTGTGTCCCATTCTTCAGGATAGGTCTGACCCGGATTATCTTTCTGAAGTTTCTTAATCTTCTTTTCAAGCTTATCCAGTTCCTTCTCCAATCCAGACACATCCTCCAAATCCTCGTTCATATCCAAATATAAAGCTGATTTGACGGAAAATGTCTCACAAAGATCTTCAAATTCAATGGCTTCTTTACTGAACAATGTCTTGAACACATAAGGAACTTTAAACTGATCACCAGTCGCAGTCCACTGTCCCGGATGCTTCTTGTTATCTTTCGGAATATAACCATACATAGCTTCACACTGTTCCGATGTGGCATATTTTGCAATGTATGTAGACTTATTCACCAGACACATCTTTTCGTAAGTTGCCTCATGCTCAAATGTATAACCGTATTTCTGAGCAAAATCCATAGCAAACTGAATAATTTCCGGTGTTGCGTTCGGAATTTTAATAGAATCAGTCTTAATGTGAGCTACTGTAAATCCTCTTTCCTGTACAGCATGTTTTAGATCAACCATAAATAACGCTCCACGAAGAGCAACAATATTGTTTTCATTACGAGGATCTTTAAACGGATTCTCAAATCCTGCTGATGTAAGACCATACACCGAGTTAATAGCTGTCTTCAACGCGTTTGCCAGATCGTCAGATGACATTTCGCCATCTTTAACCCTCTGAATAAATGGTGTAAGTTTGCCGCACAGCATATGATTGACTTCTTCCCATGCCTCATGTTTGATGTTTACTCGACCCTCTACAATTTCACGATAGGCTCGTGTATATATCACGCCAAATAAGCACTCAGCAATTGTGCTATGCGGATGCATAGAAGCAATATCCAGCAATGCAACCAGAATATACATACCAGGTTCAGAATATACGTATCCACCTTTACCAACGTCCTCATCACGATAAGTATTCTTACCGAATTCGTATTTGTATCCAGGAAAATATGGTAACAGACTTCCTGCTTCTCCGTGAGTCTGAGACATCATTACTGGACAAGCTTCAGATAAGAACTCATGCATCTCTTCATCCATATCAAAAACCGGTTCAGCAAGATCTCTCCAATGGAAATCCGACTGAGGTGTTTTGTTACCACCAAATATAATTCTAGTTGTGAGCGTGTTCGTGGTATCATTGACCGTCATACCTGCCAAATATGCCAGAATCTGTCTTGCTGTCCAGTCAGCCTTCAAATAATGGAAAGCTGCTTCAGTAGCCACAACATCGTTACAACAATATTCGGCTACCTTATCCCAAAGTTTCTCCGGTACTGGCTGATCCCATGGTAATCCCAGTTCCTGATGATGCGTTCCAGCTTTAATACTCTTGATTTCCGACTCTGTATAGCCTTTCTTGATTAATTCTGCTTCCGTAATATGTCCCATCTCGATTTCAAGCTTCTTAAGGGACATCTTATTTCCGGCAGACGCAAAGTCATAAATATCAGTGTATGATATATTATAAGCTTCTCGGAAGAAACAACTACGGTCTTCATCTTTTTTATCTTTGTTAATGATTCGTTGTGAAAGAATATAAAGTTCCTGATTTGTGTATCCCTGCATCCACGCATACATAATATGATTGTCATATCTTCGACAGTTAAAACCAACCAGATTGTACTGGCAAAGTCTTGTAATATCTGTACGAGTCGGATTGATCAACCGATACACCGCTTCTCCCCCATCAAATTTATAGCAGACAACAAACAAGTTGGGAAATACTTCAACATCATAAAAAACCAGCCTGTCATCGTTACTGACCGCTGGTTCCACATCTACGTCTTTTGATTTAAAATGCATATCGTCAACTTTGCTCATGCAGTACTCAGCCTGATGAGAGCTATTCATAGCAAATGCCATGATCTTCGGATACATATCTGATACATCATAATGAACGCCACTGTTCCACGCATCCTCAAGAATCTTGTAAATATGATCAATACTCGGTTTGGTCGCCGGATGAATTTCTTTGCAAAGATTCTTCTTAATTGTTGTACGTAACCCTTTCTCCGTGGTTACAATATCCATGTTTACCATATTTTTCTCCTTTTTTAAAGGAAGACCAGAACTGATCGTAGCAATCGGAATATCGTTACACTTTGTAAGCATTCGTCTGAGAGAACTCTTTCCCGTGAACACTTTCACTTCGATATGTTCAGAATATAAACGGTTTAACTTTGTAATATCCCCATTGTAAATATAATGCAAATGAATACCAGCACCAGATTTGCTAAGCTCGGCATATGTATCCGGCCATTTACTAGCTGCTTCCAGGTTCTTTTCGAAACTCTTGTTTCCGTTTTCATCTGGAATATCAAAATCTATTACAATGTGGTTTTCTGGGATTTTTACATAGTGAAGCTTAGATGTGTCAATATCAGATAGTTTGGTGGTAACTTCATCCCAACTATTTATCGGAGTTCCTCCACTATTGGCATACTGAGCCGGATAAGCAGAAGCAACCTTATCAAATATAGATTCTGTAGAATTGAAATCTATAAGGTTTGTTTTTTCTTCCGTTGACTTCTCAATGCGAATGTCAAATTTATCAGCAAGAAACCCTTTATAGAAGTTTCTGATCCTACCACCATCTGTAGATCTTTCATGAAATTCATGAAAATAGTTCTTAAGTTCCTCTTTGAATACTCTCTTACTCATAGGATAATTGACCTTTGCTTCATCACAATAAGTCTTATACAAATCCCATGCATCTTTCAGAGTAGTTCCGTCTTCTTTCTTAAACTCATAATACATGTCAGATATAAAATTGTAGAAATCATTTGAGGCATCCATCATAGCAATCGGAGCATAATTGTCGTATATTGTTTTATTATGTTCGTAAACAGATAAACAATGACTGGCAATAGCTCCTAGTTCAAAATCAATGTTTGACATTGCTTTGTTATACTCACTGAAACTCAACTTTTTACCTGACGGCGTTACGTCAATTAGTCGTCTTATAAGACCTGATTTGGCATCGGTAATCTTTACTGGTTTGTTTGTACCCATGAACAGAAAAGCATTGAATTTCATTTCATACATGGATTTGAATTTCTCATTTACCGGCATTTTTTCATGGGAAACTAAACTATTAAGCCTCGTATTGTCTTCAATTCTGGATAAATCACCGTCATGCTGAATTGCTACAAGCGGATTTGTTTTAAACGGCTCCAACGCAAATGAACTATTTGCAGAACCTAAGGCTTTTGCATCGAACGATGAACAATACCCTTCAAACAGCTTCTGGATAATATTCAGAACTGTTGATTTACCAGTTCCGGCAGATCCGTACAGAACCAGAAACTTCTGAATCTTTTTACTATCTCCAGATACAATAGCTCCGATAGCCCACTCAAGTTTCTCTCTTTCTTCCGGAGAATATAAAGTAGACATCAGAGCATCATAAGCAGTTATAGTTCCTGGTTCTAACGGATACTTGAGTTTTTTACTGGCATAATCTTCTCTTGTCGTAACAGTATTCGAAAATATAAGTTTTTCATCAAGTACATGATAATTATCTCGCAACTGTTTTTGACAATATTTATGCCATCGATCAATCATACCTGATGTTGAATCCCATAAATATAAAGGTATAAGCTCCGTATACTTATCTTTATTTGCTTCGACGAACATTCGAAGCTCATTATCAATCATGTCAATAGCATCCTGTTCATCTTTTGACCATAAACCCTTTTCTTCAATCCAGATAGCGTAAAAATCACCACCCTGAATCATAAGATCTGAACTTTTCTTCAGCAGAAATTTGGGATATGCAATCGATGGACCACCTATCTTTTTTGGCTTTTCGACATGAATTTTAATAAAATCTATCATTTCATTTTTGTGACTCCTTTACAAAATACTGTCGAAATACCAGCACATCTGATACCATATTTCAACGCTTCTTAAATCATACGGACAATCCTTAATTCGGAATAATCCACCAGCTCCATTAGGCTCATATTCCCGATTCAAGAATCTTGTAATCACTTTGTCTGCGTACCGCTCATCAAAATATGCATCATCCATGTCTAGTAATCCAAGACTCTTGAGCATAACATGAAACCATTTGTGAATTCTGTTTCCTTTAACCGGATCGTCCATAATATCCTCTTCAATTCGTAAACACAGTGCTACCATCATCTCAAGTACACTACATTTACCAGTCAAACATCTATCTACGTCAACAGCTCTTAGATGATTCTCTTGCTTAAAACGATATCGTAAATATAAACCGTCGTCAGCTCTGTTACCATCAAGACGAATGTTGTAAGTAAATTCCTGACTGTTTAAGTATCTTAATAACCGGACATATGATGGTGCTCGTTTAGTGAACACCATGTCATACATCCAATTAAAATATTGTTCCCTTACGTCCATTAATCCTCCACATCTTCGTCGTAAGGTTTATAAGGATACATTGTTTTATATGCCTGCTCATATGTTCGTTCATCTCTGATAATCTCATAATCGCATTTGAGTCTGTCATTGCGGACACAAACACGATCTTCTTCATAATGACCAAACTTCTGCAGATTATCCTCACCCACGACATTATCAACATCTTCAACTCGTTCGTATGTGTCACCATCAGCCAATACATCGTCAACAAACATAACAAGCTCTACTTCCTCGTATTCGATGTCACCAAATTCATTTGGAGTAATCTCATACGGAATATCACTGACTTCATCTTCGTCTGTCGGATCTGGTGCTGCAGTATATCCAGCCTTACGAACTGTATTCATGTAATCAATGGCTTCTTTAACTGCTGGACGTACCGAAGAATCCATAGGCTCTCTGTCTGGATTCTCGTCAGCTTCATTATGGTCAACGCTAGATTCTTCACGCTCAGAATCTTCTCTGAAAGCCTCTTTGACCGATTCAATTTCTTCTTCGCATCTCTGTCGAGCGATATAATAGCCCAATGCCGTGCCAGCTATAGCACCAAATATAAAACATAATGCTTTATTCATAGTTCTCATCCTCATCTTTCATTGTCATCACGGTGAATGCCATCCCGCCAAATAAAAGAGAGATACTGACCAGCATCCCTCCTACAATATGGCGTTTTTCTTTTGTATCAGTTGCAAATTGAACTATTGAAAGTAAATATTCAAGACGCTCCATCCGATACCTCCTATTTGACCAACGCTAATCCCTTAATAAAGCAAATACCTGCGAGTGCTGCAAATGTGTAAGAAATAATACTTTTCATATTCTCACCCCTGCCTCCTTAAACTTTTCAGACAATATTCGAATTACTTCATCTTTAGGAACATAAATAACTCCATCTTCCCGGCAAGCCCCTTCGAAATAATCGTTCTCGTACCACACTCTAACAGTAGCCATTCCAACACCAAGTATGGATGCTACCTGTTCGTCTTTCATGAAATCATTACCGGATACCATTAATTTACCATTTCGAATTTCGGCATTTTCCAGATGATTGGTTAAGATATAAACAATTAAATCTCGTCCTGTCATATACGCTCCTTTCTATCCCTGACTCATACCATAAAGCCAAGGATAATCAAAAATATCTTGAATAGTTCCCGTTCCTACTGTATTAAGTCCAATCATTCAAATCTGATCAAGAATATAACGGCAATTCTTGAAGTCAAGAAGGATGACCGGTTCATATCCGTTTACGAATCTTCTATTAGCTTCTTTATTAATATTCATAATATCAAAGCTAATCGGATAAGCATCTGGATGTTCTGCATCATAAACCCAACCATCAGTCTGTCCCTGCTGCGTACGAGGAATATCAAGATAATCATAAATATCATTAATAAATACAAATCCATCGGTACGAAGCTTATTGTTGAACAGTTCTTCTGCTCTCATCAGGAACCATTTATCATGTTCTGGGTCACCTGTGAATTCTCTTGATGCTTCGTCAAAGAATTTGGCATATCCAGAATATCCAGTTCCGTCACCTGCAACATCAACGGATTTCTTTACGGTTTTATTCTTACCGTTTTCGTCTGTCTCTTTTTCTTTATATTCCGTTCTGGTGATATTGTGCTTAAGCTCACGGTCCAGATCTTCACCGAATCTTTCCACGACACGATCTCTGTAGTCTTTGAATTCTTTCTGTACTGCAGCATAAGCCCCTGCCAGACCAACGTTTCTCTTTGTGAGAATCTTATGACTTCCTACAATACATCCGATTGACACAGCTTCAACTGCTACTGCTGGGGCATAGAGTTTTACCACTTTACCAGCTGTTTTCAGATTCTCAACAACTACTGCTTTTGTTTCTTCTTTTTCTGTATAACCTTTCTCTTTCGCTTCATCGGAGCTGGCATACTCGTGAATATCATTGGTAGCTTCTTTTCCCTCATCCAGAATAGGTTTGAGTTTCATAGTTGCTCTACACGCCATAACTGTTCCGCCTACAACACCGGCGACTCCTGCCACAATCATAATTGTTGGGCTTTTGATTTTTGCCTTTACTACAATTCTTTTTGCTTTACCTTTAAGTGTAATTTTTGGTAACTGAAATTTTTTCATGATTTGTTCTCCTTTTCAAAATATAAATTAATCATACTCACGATCAAGCGGCATTGGACTTGGGAAACGAATAATATATCCATTATCGGATCTCAAACGTTCCACTTTAGCCCTATCCAAATTGGTCCATCCGTAGTTATCATCTGTGGATCTGGTAGGCTGCCCGGTAAGATCATAAAAATCCAGCAAACTCACAAATCGATTCTTATAGATAATATCTTCCATCTTCGTAAGAATTCTCTCAGCATCTCCACGGCTCTTAAATTTCACATTCTTGAAATCAGAACGTTCTGGTTGATAGTATCGATCATCACCGTATCTATCATCTCTCCTGCGATCATCATAATATTTACGGTAAGCTGGGCGCATATCGTCATCGTCATCGTAATAACGTCTTCCACGTCTGCTGGATGATTTCTTACGTCCGCTACCCCTGAATACAGCGTTCCATGTATCATCAAGACCATCTTTGATCGTCGGAATAACGATCTCACTGACAATATAATCTTTAAGATCATATATATTATCTGGAATGAAAGCCTTAATTAACTTATTTATCGCAGTGTCTTTCTGCTTATACTCAGAAGCATCGACCATCTTCTCAAGTCTCGGTTTCTTTTCTTCTCTATCCGACATATTTAATCCTTTCTGTTAAACTGCTGCACTCATCGTTTTAGCAATAGAACTATAAATGGTTTTTATATTTGAAAGATTCGCGTTGAATTGTTCAAGGATATCATCTGTCGATGCCTCTAATTTCTCGGAAACGACATTCTTAGCCTCTTCTTTAACCTCTCGTTTCAACGACTCAATATCAATGTTTCTAAGTTTTTTATGAATGCTCTCTTTGGCTTCCGGTTTCATTTCATCGTATGTTTCTGTTACGACTTTATCGGCAGACTCCCTAATCGAATTGTAGATAGACGTTCTTACTTTAAGTACAGCATCGTCACACGCTTCGTCTACTTTACGCTGAACTGTAATTTCAACATTTTTTGTTACTTGTTCTTTAATTGTTTCATTAATAAGGTCTTTCGGAATAACAACTTTACCGTCAGCGAATATATCGTCTACAGATTTCTCAACAATATCGCTTACTGCATTCATTTTTTTACGAGAGCCAATTGCATATCCAATTCCAAACAGACCTAAAGAAACTCCAATAACAGAACTACATACAGTTGCAATAAATTTAATATTATCCGACATACTCTACTTTTTCCTCTCTTATTGTTCCTGGTAAACAGATTGCTGCTGTTTCTGACATTCCAAGTGCTTTTTTGCATTGATGAAACAAATTACTCCTGGCTTTCTTCATGGTTACGGCATACGTCTCGCCAACCCAGCAATCAGTAATCATACGACCAAATGAATATACTGGTCCTCTATATACATATTTGTACATAAATATCCTCCTTAATAAAAAGAAAAAGGAGCAGTGCTTGATAACACCACTCCTTATTGAACAATTACTTATTCTCGGATTCTTCTTCCGGAACTTCTTCGTCATTCACACACTCAACATCGCCATCAACGACTTCCGGTTTGTGTTTCCGATCTTTGAACCAACGATATGCTTTCTTAGCTCCTACTACAGCTGCTCCGCCAAGCGCGAACGCTCCAGCAACAACAAGAATGCCAATACCGCCGCTTTCATTGCCGGTTTCTTTAACCTCATTTGCATCGTTAACAGTTTCATTTGTCTGTTCCATAATTTCGTTTTCGTTCATCTCATTTTCCTCCTGAAAATTTTATTATTGTTCCATATAAGACTGTGTAAAAAATGCGCATCAGTGCAAATTGCGGTAATCATATCTCGGTGCAATTACATAATTAACAGCCAGACACGGTTCATTATTATCTGCCAGCATTGTTGTAATAGTAAATTCAATAGGATGATCAACATTCCAACCTATATCATCGCCAAGTTCTTTATCATGACACAAGCCGAATTCATCTCTAAGATCGTTCAAGGATATAAACATTTCACTGAATAATCTTCGATTAAGATCATTCTCAATCTTCTTAATCATGTTGTAGTCTCCCATGAAATAATCATTGGCTCGCACGTCATAACACAGCGTATTTCCAAACTTTGGAATTTTCACTACGTTACACCCTTCGTAAGGATTTTTTTTAATTTCATCAGCAGCAATAGCATCACGAATTTCTTTCTCTTTCTTATCGCCAACAATTTCTTTTGTCTTTGCTGTATAATCGTTAAGAGTCTGCTCTACAACTGTGTATGCTGCTGATAATGCTGCATTTCGTCTTGCATTAACTCTTGTACCACCAACAATACAAGCAATACCCACCGCTGCTGTCATAATCGCCGGCATATAAGGTTTCCATCCAGCTTTGATGATTTCTACCACTGTGAGTTCTTCGTCCTCATCGATAACTGCATCTTCCGGAGCTTTCTTTCTAGCGTTCTCTAAGCGTTTGACTTTAGCTTTTTTTGCATCCTCAATAAGCTCCATCGCTCTAGGCGTTGCTACCCCAACCATAACTGCAGATACGATGATTGCTCCTGTGCCTAATCCAATTGTGATTCCCGGTGCATTTGCTCCTAATTTTGCACCAATGTTTTTCATGAAATTGTTCAGATTTGATTTAAACATGATTTTCTCTCCTTAAATAAAAGTGAAGAGGAGTTGCTACTCCCCTTCTGTTTCTTCTGACTTCTGATTGGCGATCTCTTCTTTGACCACCTCTTTAATTGATAAATCCATCCTGAGTTCTGAGATTGCTGTCTGTAACGCAGCAAACACAACAATAGGAATGATTCCCAATAAAGTTTTTTTGTTCATAAGTTATCTCCTTTCTACCGTCTTCATATAACGGCTTGCATTTTTCGCGAATCTCAACAATCTTCTTCGTTATCCAAGCCCGGCTGATATACAAATTCAATCAAATATATTTCTAACCCGTCTTCCAGTTCTGTTCTATGGTGGATAAAATCGATCCAATATATTTCGTCCGACCACCACCATCCAATTTTGTTGCCACCTTTTATAGGTTTGATGCCTAAAAATTCGTAGAAATCGTTCACGGTTACATCCATACCAAGGCACCTGTTACGATTCAAGTGATACTCTGCTTCAAGTACTTGGCATACAGTACTTTCAAAATATCGTCTGGAATAACTATCATAAAACGTTCGCTTTTCTTCAACTGAACGATCGTCCCATGCTAAAGACGATGAACCGGCAAAATCAGCTGTCGAAATATAAACATCTTCGGCTTTCTCTGCAGCTAATGATTCCATAATTTTCTGATGAGCTTCTTCACCATAAAGTTCTTTTGTTTTGCGCTTATAGTCCTCATAAGATTTACTTGCCAACGTATATGCACTGACAAGAGCTACTCTCTGATGTCGATTAAGTACGTTGGAGCTAATGGAGCAAACTATCGTAACTCCGCCAACTGCAATAGCTGGAATATAATTCTTCCATCCTTCTTTGAAGTTATTGACTGTTGATTTCTCGGACTCTTCGGTATTGCGGGTCTTATTTGCTGCTCTTGCCGATAAAATACCCGTAGCAATCACACCAGCAACACTTAGTACCGTAAATATAGTTGGTGCTCCACGTTTTACTCTTGCATAGAATTTGTTTGGTTTTTTCATAAACGACTCCTTTCATAAAAGAAAAGAGAGCTTGATTAGCCCTCTTTAAATAGAAACTGCATCTTCTGTAATTTATTCCTCAGAAATATAATCTCTTCTCTGATTTCCAGCTTCTTGTAGTAATTCTTCTCTCGAAACGTCTTATCTTCGGTCATGATAATCTTTGTTTCCACATGCCTTACATCATCAGCTGTAACTCGTTCACTCATAATTTCTCCTTTCGTAATCACAGATCATTGTTTCATATAGGAGATTGTAAAAAACGCGAAAAAAAGAGAAGTCAATGTAGACCTCTCTGCTTAAACTATCTGCGAGATAATTGTTTCTGTTTCGGATTGTCATTAAACATTCTTTCAGCTGTTCTTATAACTCGTATGGTCATATATGATGAAATGCACACTACACCAATGACATACATCACCCAGCCAAAGCCGTGTGTTGGTATATCGAATGACATAAGCGCCATTACAAATGCAAACCATACACAAATATAAGAAAAATACCTCATAAATAATGTTACTCCGTTAATCCAACCTTTCATGATTTTATCCTCCTAAAATATAGTTTTTCATATAGGAGCATGTAAATTTTGCGAAAGAACAAAAATAAGAGCCCATGCAATTAAGCACAAGCTCTTATGAATATTACTTCAATACTTTTAATTCGGCTAAAATATCACCTAACCGTTCACCATTCCGTTTCCGCTTATCGATTGCGATCCACTCTTCGTTCGTCAGCTCTCTGCGGAGTTTCCAATAATGTCCGAGACTCCGATCATATCAATAGTTATTTTTCAATTGTTTCTCTTCTTTCACTTTCTGTCGCTTAGCCAGACCTTTTATCATAGATCCACCTGCACCAACAGCAAACGTTCCGATTCCAATTGCAACTTTTTTATTGTTCTGAATCCAATCTGTACATTTTTTCACCCCGTTACAGAGTTTCTCCTTACGTTCTCGTTTCTTTTGCTCCTTACGGAAATCTTCAAATGATACCTGTTTTTCGCTCATTTCATAATCCTCCTTATAAAGTTTTTTCATATAAGGGGATGTAATCGATGCGAATTAATAATAAATTAAATTATCCAATCCAACTCGTCTACGAAGTTTATAAGCTTCCTCTGGAAAACCAGGAACAATCTTCAGTTCTTTCTTGTTTTTAAAACAGCCGTATCCGTCAACATAATAATATTTGCCATGCTTAGTGTAGGCGTATACACTTCGTGCACTATATCCGTTTGGGGCAAGTATTGAACGTTTATTAGCTGATAAAACTTGATCATTAAATTTGTAGTTTCCGTAATATACAGGTACACCGTTATGCCATTCGTACCATACGTATTTACGAGATTCTGCAATATAGCCAGCTGCTCCTTTTGTTTTACTCCATGTCAAACGTCTGCTATTTCGTTTGTATTTAGGATTCTTAGCTGCCGACCAAAATGTTCCGGTCTTAGACCATCTGCCAGTTTCCCTAGTTTTTACACGAATACAATACTTGGTATTTGCTGCGGTTCTTGTAAGCCACATTCTATGAACATTGTGATATCTAATTTGAGAAACGGCCATGTATGTTTCCCAAAAAGCATCTTCTTCATTGCCTTTTGCAGAATAGCTTTTGTAAAAACGATATTTTTTCGCGCCATATTTCTTATAATAAATATCATACGTATAAGTAGGATTAAGATTGGCCATGTCAAATGCTATGGCATCATAAAACAACGAACCAACTCCACTAGCCTTAGTAGAATACTCTTGTGTTAAAATAACAGCTGTACCATCATCAGCAGCTTGAACATTCGCACTTGGTATAACACCGATAATCATACAAGCACACAATAAACTGATATATAACAATTTAAGTTTCTTCATACGCTCAATCCTCTTCATACAATTCATCATAATTGATTCCCGGAAACTCCTCATTTCTTCTATATGCATCTTCATACTTTGCTTCCGGATCATATGATTCTTCTTCATCTTCATACGTAGATTCCAATGTTGGATAATCAATACCCAGTTTCACGTCATCCAAATCAGTAGTATGACCGCATTCCGGGCATATCCAATACTCATCTTTAGCTTTATAATCCATTTCAATGTGACACTCAGGGCAGTACTGTTTACTCATAATCGCATTCCTCCTTCGTATAGATATTTGTAGTATATCACATTGGAATTAAATATTGAAGAAAAATCAAGAGACCATGTATAATACATGATCCCTCGCTTTGAAACTTATTTTTTTCTCCACGGTGTGAAGAATTTTAATGCATTTTTTGCTGACGGAGATCCAATAAATTGGTCTAATTTCTCAATCTTGAGTCCTTCTCTCCAGGTCTTTCTGCAGAATATCAATGGTAAAGCAATGCCCGCCACATCTACTCCAAATCTTAGCCAGTTGAAAGCCTTGTTCTCTTGAATCTGCTGTTCTTTCAAGTCAATATCACGATTCTGATACTCTTTATCGTCCTCATTTTTCTGACGCTGAATTTCAGCATTTTCATGGTTCTTGTCTTCTTCCAACTTCAATTTGTATAAGATGTTCAGGCAATCCTGTACGTCATTATACTCTTTACTACCCGGAGTTTTGGATTCAAGTTCTCTAAATAACCTCTTAATCTCCGTATCCAACAATTCGTTACTCATAAAATTTCTCCTTTCTCGTTGAAATATAAATTTGTTTCATATAAGGGATTGTTTAAAAAGCGCAAAAGAAAAGAGCCCTTGTTTAGGACTCCTTATTTTAGTGATTTTCTTCGTCGCATTGGATAACCATGCATCTTCAACCAGTTATTTGATTCAATACAATGCATGCATCTCTTATGCAGTTCGACAGAACCAATTGTCATTAACATGCCTATTGGACTAATAATATCTGGTATATACGATGATATATCAACCCTATTAATATGCATCTGTATCACTCCTTTCATTAAAGGATATGCTATTTCTGCGTGACTTCTTTTATCCGAATCAGCATCACTTTGTGCTTCACTAATTCATCTGGGTCAAGTGATCCAAGACTAAATGTCATTACATTTTTATTATCTTTTGTACGATCAATAAGTAACTTTCCTGTAGGCAATATGATCTTGGTTAACCAGATTCCAAATATCATGCCAACACATAAGACTACGGCAGTCCATAATAAACTCATCAACTTTGCTCCTTTCTTCCATAACAAAATATCACACGTTTTGGATTGCTGCGTGATGTAAATTGATTACCTTCTGATTGGTGGATCCAGCCCAGTGATAATTTACATCTGCCAAATCCTTCTTAAATGGTCCGTCTACCAGCACATCTACGTATTTCAGAATTTCTAAATCTTTAACTTCGTCATATAAATATCCCGTATACATCCAAATCGTTTTATTTGGATATTTTTCTTTTAATAACTTGCACAAATATAATACAGTGCTACGGTTCTCCGGAAATAATGGATCTCCACCAGAGAATGTAACTCCTGATGGATAACCTCTGTCCAAATAATTAAATAAGCGATTCAAATCATCTGTAGTAATAGGACTTCCACTATTCGAATCCCATGTCTGTGGATTCTGGCATCCAGGACATTTATGATTGCACCCAGACACCCAAATAATTGCTCTTAATCCATCACCATTCAGCATTGAATCATACTCTATTCCATGTATGTTCATTTTAACCACCCCCATAAATCATAGAAATATAATTATAGCATAAAAATTGTTTTGATAAAAGAAAAGAGCCCTTGATAGGCTCTAATCTTTTATACTAAATGTATGTGG